TTAACTATTGCTAACTTTGCTATGGGGCATGGGTGGGGCAAAGTCAGATAATTTCTGGTTCAGCATGGCTACTTGCTCGCTATTTGTTTCCTCCATCCAAGCTCCATAAACCTGATAAACCATTTGGGCGTTAGTGTGGCCCATTTGTGATGCGATGAAGTTTGGGTTAGCTCCAGCAGACAAAGACCAACATGCATACGTATGGCGGGACTGATACGCTTTCCTATGTTTTAGTCCGGCACGCTTTAACGCAGTATCCCAACTTTGGCTGATCGAACCAACAGAATAATGGTCTCCTGATCTGCCATTTGTGGCGGAAACTGACGGTATGAATACAAATGTGCATTTGTGAGTAGTCTTCCTGCCATACTCTCTCTGAGTTACTGGGATATCGTGCTGCTTGCTCAGTCTAGTTAGCTCTGACTGGTCGCGAAGAACTTCTATCGCTGGCCTTATCAGATTAATGGTTCTTTCTCCTGCGGCAGTTTTTGGAAGGGTAAACTCTCCAACCTTTGCAAGATTTCGACGGACGAATAGTGTCCCTGCTTTTAGGTCAATATCCTCCCACGCCAGCGCGCATATCTCCCCATGTCTCATTCCTGTATAGACTGCTAGTGACCATATATTTCTAATCTGGCGTTCTCTAAAGGCATCTATCATTCTCACAAATTCCTCTCTGGTTAGAGGGTCTGGTTCGGGTTTTCCTTTCCTCAGAGGAGTAATGTTTGCAGTTGGATCTGAAGTAATATAATTATTGGCCAGAGCAAAACGGAACAATGATGTCAGTCCGGATATATAGGAATTTACCGTTGGAACAGATCGGCCTTTCCTGATCACTTTGTGCATGTAACCGGGGGTTTGAAATCCGGTAAGTAACTCCTTTCTAAGGTTAAGAATATCTTCTTGAGTTATTGATGAAACCAAGCGGTTAGAACCGATGAATGGAAGTGAGTTTTTTATTTTAGACCGGTATCTATCCAGAGTGCTTCCAGCAATCTCTGTCTCCTTGATTGAAAGCCATTTATCAGCCAAATCTCCGATCGTAATCTCTCGCTTTGTTGTCACGAACCTTGTTAGGTTAGGCGAGCTTGGGAACTGTTCTGCATAATCAAAAGCCCCCATTTTTATTGCAAAACAAATCGAAGTTCTAAGCTCTCCAGCTATCTTCCTGTTCTTAGGTGTGTCAGGGACACCTAATGACTCCCTGACTCTTTCACCCTTATAGATGAACCATAGCCGCAAATTGCCGCCATGGTTCTCTACACCCGTTGGGTATTTAGCCATTCACACATCCTCATAAGTTAGTGGGGAAGCTATTTAAGCAGATTTCCGACGAGGGATCGCTGCCGGCTGCCCATCCATCCAACGCTCAACCATTTTCCAATCATAAAAACAGGTGCTGTTATCTCGTGGTTGTCCATCTGGAGAGATGTGCTTGTATTCTCGTCCCTCCATCCAGCAATCTTCACGGGCTTTCTTTATGGTGTTCTTTTTGAGTCCAGTAATCCCCATTAGAACGCCTTCTGATACCCACTTAGCTGGTACTAACTGAATTACGTTGTTATCCATCATTTATCCTCAAACTGCCCATTCAAAACGCCAATAGTCCAAAGGAACCTAACGAATGGAATTCCGAGAGGTTTAATGGTTTCGTAGTAGCTGAGAAGAATGGGGCGGGTGATTGTGTCTATGTTGGTTTTTTTTGGCGCGGACTTTATTGCAGATTTCATTGCTTCGTTGCATCGCTGCGCCACATTTCTTATCGCGTTGTCTTGTTCTGCTGTCATGTCATGCCGCTTTCACTCCCGCCATAATGCTGCTGCCGATTGCGATCAGTTCGTCGCGTGATACGGTTGTGAATTGGCAACGTGGTTTGATGAATGGGCGCCAGATAAATAACAGGCTGCCTTTGCTGTTTCCGTTTTTACCTGGCTTTCCGGTGCCGGCATTGATGAATGACAATCGACCACCGGTGATTAGACGGACTTCATCGACAGATTCGAGTGCCAGGGAAAACCAACCGGTTGATGTATCAGCAGGGAGTAACATCACAATCGGCTGGCTTTGTGTTTTGCACTGCTCAGCGGCTTTTTCTACCCACGGAGTGATGGCGGAGTAGGGTGGATTGCACCAGATAGCGCCGTAGCTTACCCACTCGCTATTCAATGCATCATCGCGCTCTGTCAGATATCTGGCGCACAGGGCGTTTCTGTGGTCGGCTGCCGCATCGAGATAGAAACCAAACTCAGCATCAAGCGCGGCGAATACTTCGATCGGCGTCTGCCACCGGTCTTTATGTTCGAGTGGTGTATTGCTCGCAAACTCACTCACGCTGCATTCCCCCACACTTTGGATAATTCCCTAGGCCGCATCATCGAAGTAGCCACATCAGATTTCTCTCGGTTGATAATCTCGATGAAGAATTTCTCTTCGCTAACTTTGATAGTGTATGTGACGCCTTTCTTGGTTGGCCCATAGTCTCCGTATTTGGCTTGATGGATATCGAGAGCAGCTTTCATTGCCGCTCTTTCTGTACGCTCTGGATTACCCTTGATGATGTGTCGCATACATCCTCCGGCAATAAAAAAGCCGCTGGTTAGGCGGCTATTAATCTTGGTTAACTGGTAAGCACATTAGAACGTGGTTAGGCCGCTTCTCATGAATCAGCTTTATCCATTGTTCACAGGTTTCTTTTGGCATAACTTCAGGTGTAACGGGGAGGGCGTCGCAAGCATCTAATCCGCAGGCGCTGACTAGAAGGATATAACCGGCTATCAGCATCTATTTCTGCTCCTGTGCTGCAATGTGCTCTGCTAAAGCTGTATTGAGTTGTGAAATAATCTTTTCGCTAGTGACTCTGCGCCAGTGCCAGTTACCACACGGATATCTTTGATTCCAAACTCCATTATCGTGAATGAAAAGGCGCTCCCAGTGACCACCGTAAGTGCTCTGTTGATACTTGGTTTCACCAATAATCACGGAGTAATATGTGGTCGTGTTTGGCTCACTTCCCACAATCGCAGAGATTCCAACCTTTGCGGTTTTCATTACCAGTCACCCCCTCTGCACGTTAACTTTGTAGCCGTTACCGCAGATAGCTCTTGATTAGGTAATCCTTCTCTACCGCTGTGCGTGTCACCAAGGATTAGCGAAAAACCGTCGCCACCCGCCGTGTAGAAAATCGCATCGGGGTAATGCTCTCTAACCTCTTTTAATAATTTCGCTAACGTATTCGTTGTTCTATAAAAGCGACTGGCGGCGGTTGGCATCACGTCACATAACAGTTCGTAGGCTGATACATCATCTTCCGCTATGCGCTGTTTTAATTGTTCTGTGTCCATTATTCGCTCTCCTGTGCTGGGGCTGTGCGATCCATACGTTCAATTTCAGCGAGAATGAGAGCACCAGCTTTAACTAAATCTCTGCGCGGGTTTGTAGGTTTCCACCACTCAGCAGCCCACGGCCAATTAGTTTCAGCAAACGATGTATCGATGTAGCAGATAGCAGCCTGCGTCAGCTCACAGTCCGCGTACTGGTCATCGTGTGCAGGCGTCCAACCCTCTTCGCTTACTTGACGTTCTCGCTCCGCAATGACGTCTTTGATAGCTGCGCTATGCTCGCTTAAAGTGTGTGCTGGGGCTGCTTCAATCATCTGGATGTAGCGCTCACGCATAGACTTTCTGCCATAGTCGCAATCATTAAATGCATGGAACATTGCGGCAGTTGGCTCAATCGGAACCAGCTTCCAACCATCCGGAATTACCGGAGAGTTGCCAGTTGATGTTAGCGTGGCGTGGTAATGATTGAGGGTTGTACAACCGTCCATGTAACAATCACATGCCGTTATTTTGTCTGCGTAGAATGCACCGCAAGCAGAGCACTCCCACAGGTCGATAACTTTCATTATTCGCTCTCCTGTGCCATTGCTTCCGCGCCCCATGCTGGCGACTCTTCATCTGACATGAAAGGCTCGCACGAACTTGCGCACCCTTCGTTAGTTTCTTCATCATCAACCGGTGGTAATGGCTGCGATAAATCGAAGGAGGCTATCAAATCGCGCACGCTGCGATAGCCACGATAGAATTTGCGCGGTTCGTCGCTTAGTTGCCCTTTGATTGAGTTGCCGCCAACTTGCCCGTATTGGTTTTCCAGATATGCAAAAATGTCGAAGTGGTGCCAGTTGTCTCGGTATATCTGCTGTAGCTTCTTGTCTGACTTTTTAAAGCAAACTTTGCAGTTACCTTGATAGTCTTTGAGTTGCAGCCTGAATGATTGCTGCTCCCAAAAATCCAGCACGTCGAGTTTGTCAGTCGGGAACATATCGACTAACGGATAAATGCGAATCTGCCCCGTCTGCTTTGATACCGAGCGCTTTACGCGGCGCGGTTCGTCAGCGCGAATACCGATAGCTGTTAAATACTCGCCTTTTGCCCAGCCGATTGAGCGCACATAGCTATGGATTGGGTTTTCTTTTAGCTCACGCGTGCAGTGTGGGTAGCTGTGATTAGGAATGCCGTACTTCTCCACCACTTGTTCGAATGGCTCGCCGCTGCGCTTTGCGGTTTCGTAGTTGACAACTTTGTGACTCGTTGCCACGCGCCCAGCATGAACAACCGCTTCAATCCATACGGTGTTAAAGCCAAAATTGACGTCACAATCACGAACAAAATCTAACGTCTCGTTGTTCTCTTGCCCTGTGTTTGCAAACACAACAACCATTTCGTATTCGTCTGCATATTCTGTTAACAGTCGGCGCGTCATATGTGCAGATGTTAAGCCACCGGAGTTGAGAATTAATAATCGCTGCTTAGCCATTACTCATGCCTCCCGCTCAGGTTCGGCGGGGAGCCTCATCCAGTGGGTAACTCTATGGTCTTGAAATTCATGATGACGGACATCAAAATGCACGACGCGGTACTTAGTGGGGCTTTCAAAGTCTTTTCCTAGATAGCACCAATAATCGCCAGATTCCGTTGGAGTATCATCTTTGACGCTAATCAACTTGTAAGGCTCGCTTACAGGTTGGGCTTTAAGCATTTCGGAGCGGCAGGCGTTCCAGCCATCCACGTACTCATAGGTGTTATCTTGGTCTGGAATAATCTCATCCGGCACCATTTGGCGCTGTTCTGGTATTACGGGTTGTGCCGGAATATTTTCTGGAATATTTTGCGGTTCGTTTTGTTGCTCCTCAGTTTCTTCATCTAGAGCAAACTCACGAATTAGCGCTGCTAGTTTTTCTGCATCATCTGATGAGATATCGCCGTCAATGAACATCACTGGCTTTACAGGCTGTTTAGGTAATACCGGTGCTGCATAAAGAACCGTTCCCTCTGGAACGTCATTCCACCAACGCAGGGTTTTATTTCCGCTACATCTAAATATTTCACCTACAGGGCGATCTGCTGCTTGCTCGTATGCCAGAAGCTTTTCTTTCGCAGCTTTAAACTCATCAAGAACATGAAGAGCATCAACAAATATGTCGTAGTTCTCTTTGTCTGCCGGATCGCTGTATGAATCTTGAAACTGCAATAAATTGTCTTGCAGCTTCTCTAAACGCCCATTTGTTAACTTAGTCATTGCTCTGCTCCTTTCTTCTGCGTGCGCCTGGATATTCTGGCTTTGGTTCATACTTTGGTTTGGCTACAGCATTCTTTATGGCCTTACGCCAGTTTTTGGCATTATTCAGAACAACAACACCGCCGTTATCGTCAAAGTAACCATCTGGAGCAGGGGAGGATAAAGACTCAATCACATCGCATGGCACGGCCATATTGCAGTCACCATCGTTGTAATACTCAAGACGCTCCATCACTTGTTTCTCTGTATAACGCCCAGCGGCATGAAGTCGGAATGCGTATCCAGAGTCATTACTTCTAAACATCAAAATGAATGCATCATCGCGAGAGCAGTGATGAACGCTCAAAATGAAGTACTCGCGCTCTTTGCTGTTACTGTGCATCATTAATCCCCTTGCGAAGCTGGGCTGCGAATTTATTAGCCTCTTTGATTACCGACTCAAACTCTTGCTTTAATGCACCGTATGCGATTGTGTCTGGATGCATGGTTTTAATCATGTTTGCGTATTTCGCCGCTAAAGAATCAACACCCTTTGCCATCAGCTCTCTTGTGAATGCGTCGGTGGCTGGGGTTTCAGGAATGCCGTCAATTGCATCAAAATATGTCTCGTTTTTGTCATCCCATACCCAGCAATCAGATTTTATAAATTTATTTAACGCAGCATTCTCAGCCGCCATATCAGCCAGCTTCTTCTCCAGCTCATCACGCTGCTGAACTACTGATTCGTATGTCTCTATTGGTAGGTTGTTCATGAATATCTCCTATGCGGCATCGGCTATAAGCTCCATGCCGTACATGAATTTGGTAGGTTCTAGTGACTGATGAGTTTTACCGTTGAAGCTATAAACGATGCTGCGGTCGGAGGCTGAAATGATGGTGTACTCAATGCCGCGCTTGCCGATGTAGCGCTGTCCAGCTTTTGGCTTGTGAACAACAATAGGTTTAGGCGGTGGGCGCTTTGGCGTGATTTTCTCGATAACAGCATCTACATCGATATCATCTCTTAGCCGGTAAACCGTACCGCCTATCTTCATATCTCCCCACGGTTCCGCTGTTAGATATTCCCTGATTGCTAGAATGTGGTTGAAACTTATGTACTCGTTCTTTTCAGGATTGCGCCATTTGTAATATGGCTCTTTAGAGTTCAGCGTCACCCCGCCAGTGGCACCGCCGCCCAATAGCTTGCCGCCCACTGAGTTAAGCGCTCTGTGGAATTCGGTGATGTTATTGTCGGGGTGCTGGCTGAGGACGCGCAGGATGCTCTGCGGCGTCATGATGGTTACCTGTTAGAAGGGAATGTCTGAGTCATCGAAGTTCATTGGAGGTTCGTCGTTGCGCTGCGGTGCTTGCTGCCCGCTTTGCTGTGGGGCTCTGTTTTGCGCTGGCTTAGATGATGAATCATGCTTACCGCCGAGCATTTGCATGGTTCCGCCCACGTTTACGACGATTTCAGTGGTGTATTTTTCAACGCCAGCTTGATCGGTCCATTTACGCGTCTGCAATGCGCCTTCGATATAGACCTGAGAGCCTTTACGCAGATATTCACCTGCAACCTCTGCCAGCTTTCCGAATAGTACTACGCGATGCCACTCAGTTTTTTCCTTCTGCTCACCAGTCTGCTTGTCTCGCCAGCTTTCGGATGTGGCCAGCGTGATGTTTGCCACTGCGCCGCCATTCGGTAAATAACGGACTTCTGGATCATTCCCCAAATTCCCGACAAGAATTACTTTATTTACGCCTCTGCTCGCCATTTATGCCGCCTTTTTTAGCTCTGTAAAACGATGTTTAAAAACATCCACACATTTGGTTTGATGCACTGCTGATGATGCAAGGGCATTCCATGTGGTTTTGTATATCCCTTGTAGCTCAGCCGCGCTTTGGCAGTCGGTAGCCTGAGTCGTGAAATCAGCTAGAATCTGGTCTAGCGTCTGCGGAGAAGGGTTGTGAACCTGACTATCAGGATCTTGAGCTGTTTCCTCGGTCGGTATGCAGAACGCTTGGAATGCAGCGTATTTGTATGCGATAGACATGGCCTTGTTCGTCGCTTTGTCTCCGCTATCCATAGCTTCGCCATACGTGGTTACCGTGTGCTTTGAGTCATCCTCAATAGCTACAAAGTCGAATTCAGCTTTAACTACTACATAAAAGAGAACACCGCCTTTAGCTGTAGTGCGCTCGGTTACTGTGCGCTCGATGATTCTTGGAAGGATTACCAGACCATGTTTAACAAGGGCAGGGGATAGTGCGTTGTAAACATCATCAATTCCTCGGAACTGAAAACCTTGTTGCTGGTTACGCTTATCTTTTGAAATCCCGACCTCTGACATATCCTTTGCTACGGCTGAGATTGCCTTATAAACAGCGCTCATGGTCACCTCGTATTATTCGTTGTTCCTGCTGGCCAGTGCGGTGATCTGCCACCGCTTCTAGTTGAGCAATCTGGTCGTTCATCACCGGAATCATCTCGGGGGAACGCATCCACTGCAGTAGCTGTTGTTCCAGTGGGTCTATTGTTTGATTCATGCTGCCACCTGTTTTTCGCTAACGCTAAAGCCGAGCTCGTTCAAGTATTCGAAAACGGCCGCCATATCGAGTTGAGTCATGATCTCTTTCGTATCTGTTTCACCGAAGAGAGCGGCATTTTCAGCAATCACTCGCATTTCTCCTGCTCGGTCACCGCATCTGGTGGTGACATTGCTGCATAAAAATTGAAGTTTCATGGTCTACCTTCCTGTCTCAACATATCGACCAGTTTGTCTAACCAGCTTTTTCGCGGTGGTGGGGTGAAGCTGGCAGAGGTAAGAATGTTTTCTTTGTGATGCTGCATGCGAAGAAGATGATTTGTTGTGGTAGCACCCATGACGGTGCCACCCGCGATAGCTAATTCCATCGTGAGTACTCCTGTTTGATTGTTGGTTTCATTGCAAAACGCCTACGCTTTGCGATGAATTGCGGGTATAAAAAAGCCGCATTTAAGCGGCTGGGATTTCGACGATTTCCTTTTCTCCGTTGCACCAACCTTCTTCGTAATCAACATTAGGAAGCTGTGTGCATACGGCGATTCCAGCAAAATCGCTAAAGTTCATGTTGTTAATTGCCCAGTCTTCAATGTCATATTCAGACCCAGCAAAAAGCGGCAGCGTGTCTTCATCCAAGCTGCGTTGTAAATCCCCATCAAACTCATGCGCATAGTGAGTGGCGCGATGTTCTGCAATCTTCTGCACCGGAACAGCCCACTTGCTTGCGTCGGGCATCTCAATTTGTAAGAAACGAGACATACTTTCCTCCAGCCATAAAAAAGCCCCTAACGAGAGGGGCAAAACAAACTCCGTGCGGATACGTATTCGCTCGCCAGCGTTACAGGCTACATAGCTCACCCCGTTATCTATCTGCCTATCATCGTATTGAGCGGGCAGGTGACGCTCAGAGAATTGCTTACAGCAGATACTCAGTGAATACCTGCGATGTGCATTACTCGTTCAAATATCACGGACGTATTCAAAGTCACCGCAAGAAATAACATCTCCGGTAGTTGAGTCCTTCGCGGTCACAGGTGCTCTCACCAATACGGCACCCATATCACCCCAGCCTTTACGCAGTGATTTATTGCTGGGCTCTTTATTCCCACAAGCCTCAAATACTGCTGCGCTTTCGGTATCAAATCGCGCTCTACCGTCCATGACGAACCATTCGTACTCCTGCATATCTATCTCCATTATGGGTATAAAAAAGGCCGCCTTAGCGACCTGTTATTCTGCGTCCACACTCTCATGTAGAGCTGTAATTCCACCGTGTTTCTCAATAAACTTCTCAACGACATTCCGAGGGACATAAGCGTAAACAGTACCTGTCGGATCTTGAACGTCTTCACACCAATCCATAATGATTTCGTCTTTTTCACTCGGAAATCCAAGCTCAAAAGAGTGATACATAGCAATATCTTTAAAGTCGCTTCGAGGCTGGCAGTATGCAGAATCACTAGCCTGAATTGACACGCTATAACCATCTGCGCAAATCACTCGGCGATTGAAGTACCAGCGATCTTCAAATCTCGGCGCTCTGGCCTCATTTAGCCAGTCATTCATGGTTTTTGTACCGCTCATACCTACCTCTCTAAATTAAGGGAATGCTCTTCCCGCGAATCTTCTGGCGCCCGTTTATCTGCGCCAATAATGAGTGCCTGTACTGTCTTAACCACCTCAGGCGGCAGTGGTTCCTTCGTTCCCCAACGTAAGGAATTCGAATATAATTTATCCACCCCAACGTTTTAGGATGAATTATTCATGGATTTTGGATTGGTTATCACGTCGATTCAAAGCGCTATCGATTCCGTTTCGGCTGTGCAAAGTAACGCTGTCCTTCGGGAGCGTCTCGCCTTCATTTACGAGCAAATGGACGTACTTCAAAAAGCCCATGCTGCGACCGAGAAAGAATTGGCCGAGGCAAATATAAAGATTGCAGAGCTTTCTAAGGAAGTAGCGGCTAACAGGGCAAAGGATGAGTTTGTCTTTCACCGCACTGCGGCCTTTCGAAAAGAACCCTCTGGTGGGTATGTGAGGGCGGTTTATTGTCCCAACTGTTTTAAACAAGTCGGGAGTGACTTCGGGGACATGCCTTACCATTGTGCCTCCTGTGGCTGGCTTGCGGAGTTCGGCGGTAGAGAGCTAAGTCGCGTTATGGAATCCCTTCCTTAATTGAATCTGCGGGGTAGATAACTATCTCGCTGTCACACTCTCACTCTTACGGTGGCCTGCTGCGTATAGCGAGGCAGGCAATGAAGTTCGGTAGTTGCTGCCAGTAGCTGCTGCAATCATCCGTTCATTCTGTCGGCGCTCATGTCTCCATGCTCGTCGTCTTTGTCTGGAATTCATAAAAGCCTCCATTTTGTCCGGCACAGGCCGCTTTGCTAAACGACCTGTAACTGACATTTCGCGCTTATCCCATTCAGCTCTGCCAGTGCTGCCCATTCACGCCCGTTATCACTCTCGTGCGGGGCTAACCTTCCCACCAACCGGATCGCGCTTGGTGGTACATCGCATTTATGCGTAGGGGGCTGACAGATATCCTGTGAACTTCCGACTTTCCATTTTTTTAAAGAGCTGGCGGCTTCCGGTGATCTGGTGTGCTGCCGTGTTGATGAAGTAGATTATTAACCAGTAGTTATTTTCAGTCAATAACCAATGGTTAATAAAGTTAAGTTTGTAAGTTAACTATATGAACCTAGTGATGTTTTATTTTTTATGATTGGATGTCTGGGCTGTTTTTGGTGTTAAAGTGAGCAAAACAGGAGGGCATATGGATAAAAACGCGATCGGCTACAACGACCTATGCGAAGCGGTGGGAAAGGCAACGTTAAATTTGGTGTCTTACAAGCAAGAGGTGACGAAGGAGTACATCATTTCGATGTTGGAATCTTTCGCTCAGATTGAGTATGACGAGAAGAGAAGGGCGACGTACATAATGGCAGCGGAGGCAATGAAGGAGTGATGGCAAGAAAAACCCCGCTCGGTGGCGGGGTTAGTTTTCATCATGGCTAAAATTATATAATTGCAGCACAAGCACACAAATATGAATGAACGATGTAGCTGCAATCCCTATTGCCAGTGTTGGTAGCATATATCCATCCATGCTCGAGATAAGCAGTACACCAGAAAAAAATAAAATACCCAATTCAACAAAGCTAAGAGCGTAAACAATGACAACGGATGTCATGTATCCGTATTCTCTGATCTTATCTAGTCTCCTAGTCCTGCTTCCAATGAGAAAGGTCATTGCTGCTATTAATATAGCTATCATTGTTCCTGAGTATGATGTTAGCGCCGCACCCAATCCATCTCGATGAGCCGAGAACGAAACCCCAGGAATAAAATGTCGAAAAGCGAAATAGCAGGCAATCACTAAAGCGTATGGAATCGCGATAATGTAGATGCCGGGCATCACCTTGCTCCGCATACCCCCTCCTGAAAGTTAGCTGTTGATTTTACCCACTTGGCGCTCAAGGCTGCTGAGTATGGATGCCTTCATTCTCAAGAAACTGTAACCCATTTCCTCTGCAATTTCAGCGTTTTTCACCTTTTCAATTGATGCTGAAAGATGGCCTTTTTCTGATAGGTAATGATCGGCTAAAATATCACCCGCCTCATCCTTCGCTCGCATACTGATATCTGAAAATTGAGGGTTAGGGTTTGAAACTATATCTTGCGTTAATTTTTTTATGTTTCTTTTAAATTTTGGCTTAATAACAATTTCAATAGAATCAAACAATTCACCTTCAATGTCCTTTGCGCCCAGTGTTTTTAATATGTCACCAAAGGCCATTGACTTTGCTTCAACCTTGACAGTGGTTCTACCAATAAAATTCATTTTCATTACGTCTCCCCGTGATGTACCCCTCATCAAAGGCTCTATCTTAATTTTTGCCCCCGCATCAATATGCATGCCTTTTCCAATCAAAAATTCGGTAAGATCATTGGGGGTTGGGCCGTAAATTGTCCTTGCAAAACCGATGATATCCCCATCCATAAAAATGAAAGATGGAAACCCAAGAGACTCATCATCTGCGAGGCTGTTTTTTACATCTTCAACAGATGCTTTTGTTTTGTTTATTTTTTGAACCAAGCTTTTGTCGTTGGTTTTTGTAAACAAAACTGTTTTATCATCAATTTTATGAATATAAAGGTAATTTTCTCCTATCTTAAGATTGTTACTATCTTCTAAGAGAGGTTGAATAAAATCACGCAACCCTAAAGATAATTTATTCTTGCCTTTATCTTTACTTTGATAAGCTGCATAAAAACCAGTTTTCATATTTCATTCCGTTTTATTATTTTCCGACGCGCAAAAATCAATCCGCGACTACAGACATTCAATAGAATTTTCACCCCAACCACCCGAAGATATCCTCAGTCCACTGGGCTAAACCAGCCCTACAACTACACCCCATCAAGACTATCAAGCGCCCAGCTATACAGCACTAAAGCTGCTGTCCACGTAACAATGAAAATAATGCATAGGGTAATGATTGCTTTTTTGCTCATCAGGGCCCCGCAAGTTAACAAACTATTTTAGAGCGTACCTTCAGCCAATCAGGCTAAACCAGCATCACGGAGTAATGAATTACTCGACCAATGATTTCAACGCTATCTTGATCGGCTTCTTCATCTGGGAAGTCTATTTTGTTGTAGCTTCTGATACTTATCTTCTTGTTTGGCAAGCGAAACAATTGCTTAACTCTCAATAGATCACCATGGTCTATTGCGTAAATAGCGCCATCTATAATTCTTTTATTGGCTAGATCAACAGTTACCGTAGTTCCCTCTGGGATTACTGGTTCCATGCTGTGCCCATGCACTGGAAAAGCGATGGTACAGGCTGGATCTGCGCCAGCGCGACGAAGTGTTGCTTTAGAGAATCTAAGCTTAAATCCATTATGGTCTTCGTTATTCACGCATCCATGCCCTGCTGCTAGCTCAATACTTTTGAAATAAGGGATCTCTACCTCATCATCACCGAGAGGTGTGTCGCTATCCCACACGTCAACGCCACTCCACTGGTTCTGTGGAGGCATATCTGGTTCTTTTTGAGCTATAGCTGCATCTTGGCTCATGGGTTCTACTCCATACTCAAGCCATTCAGCCCTAACATTCAGCCACCGGCTAAGCGCAAGGATGTTTGTTGAGTCTGGAATTGCCGCTCCATTTCTCCACTTCCAGATAGCGGGTTCGCTAATTTCAATACCCTGTTTTTTTAGGGCTGCTTTAATTCTTCCGGGCAATCCCCTACCTGCCACGCCTGCATCTAAACAAGCCGCATCAAGTCTCCGAGAGAACGCCTCTTTCACATCGTCTTTTTTAACCATGCGTTAATTATCCAAAGAATTGACATAACTGTCAGTTAAGATATATTCTTAACCCGAAGTTAATTTAGTTAATAAGGATGCTTATGAACCCTGTACAAATTGCAGTAAATGCGGTTGGCGGGCAGACAGCAGCAGCTAAGTTATGCGGTTTATCAGTTGTGGCAGTTCATAAATGGGCTGTAAAGGGGACGCTTCCCCGTACCGAGTACACAGGTAAAACCAATTATTCAAAGCTGTTAGCTAATGCCTCAAATGGAAAATTCACTTCTGAGTGGCTGTTGAACGCAGCAAACCCAGATAAAACAAGCTTAGCAGCTTAAGCAGCACCGCTCTTTAAACAATCTGATCTCTCACTCTTTTGGCCGGAAAGGCACTGAGTGAAACCCCAACCACCTAACCGGTGGTGTAACTATTTATTCAACAAAGGAAGTATCACAAATGGAACATGCAAGTTATAGCAAGCGCATCAACGAAGTGGAGACAGAACTCCGCTGCCGGATGATGCAGAAGACTAACCGAGAGTTAGCAAAGCAAGCAGGGTGGCACGAATCGAAAGTAAGCCGTCTCAATATCCGCGACATGGCAACGATGTTCGTACTGCTAGAGAAGGTATGGGAAACAAGTTTGATTCGTGAGGTAGCGCGTCAGGCTGTGGAATCGGTATTGCCACAAAAGAAAAAGTCGCCGGTGGCAGCCGACGACTCTCAGATCACTATGACTTTCTAGTACTGGATCAATTCACAGGAGTAATTATATGCGAAATAAACACGTAGTTCCAACAGAAGTACATAAAGAAGTTAAGCGCTCATGCTTCCTTCAGGCAATTGACAAGAAAACGGCTGTTAGTTTTGTTTCTATTGCACGAACTGAATTACTTAAGGCTAAGGCCAGATCCTATCTACCAAATCTTCCGAAAGAAGATGGATTTACCTTCATCCCTAACGAGTTCATTGAACAGTTGGCAAGTGAAAATATATCAGCCTCCCAATTCAAAGAAGTTCTTTCCGTTTTCCGCCAAGGAAGTTAGTTATGAGCAACACTGCAAAAGTCTACGATTTCAGCGCTGCACAAGAGCGCAGGAGTTCAAGGATGGAAAACCAAAAGCAAGGTCACTTTGCCTTGTTCAGGAGTCTTCTGTCCAAGGAATGGGCGACTGATACGGCTAAATTTTCACTTTGGGTCAGGATCATTGGTCAGGCTCAGTACAAGCCAAGAACAGTTGAGTTTGACGGTGTGAAGTGGAATTTACATGCCGGTCAACTGGTAACTAAAGTTCCCTATTTGGCAAAAAAACTCAAGGACTCGCAAGGTAACGAAAAGTCACCTAAACAGGTACGTGACATGCTCGAATTTTTTGCAAAAGAGAACATGATCACCTTCGAAGGAAATCGTCATGGAACCGTGATAACGGTCACAAATTATGCGGATTATCAGGCAGATTTTGAGGTAACAAACGAAGTAACAAAGGAGGTAACAAACAAACCCAGTACTGGCGCGGCTTTCAGGGGAGTTGAGGTAACAAAAGAAGTAACAAAGGAGGTAAAGCAGAGTAAGAAGTTATTAGAACAAGAAATAATAAATAATAAAAACACTATGTCCGAACAAGTTCGAACGGAGTGTAAAAAATCCCCATCCCTTCACGAAGAAACTGATCGTGCATTCGAGGAGATATTCTGGCTTGCTGGGATGGTCAAAGGCGGGAAGGCCAAGGCAAAATCGGCATTCAGGACGCAGTTCAAAGCGTGGCGGAAAGAATCAGGCGGTACGCCAGAGCAATTCGCACAGTTCCTCGCAGACGATATAGCCAGTCGGAAGGGCAAGCAGTTTGGCTTTGACAAGCTTCACCCATCCACGTACCTGAATGGGCAGCGATGGAATGACGAGAAGCCAGTACCAGAACCAACGCAGTCAACCAACTCAAAATTTAGCATCGGCAGCAATGGCCTAGTTTTCTACTGAGGCCACCATGAAACCAATCATCAAATCCATACTCATCAGCGGTTATAACCACGGCGTGTTCAGCGCAAAGTTGGTCGAATACTGCTTCATGAAATTTAAACTTCGGGAGGCCTAATGACACCATCTGAACTATCCGGCCTACTGTGGGATCAGGTCGAAAGAGTCGCTCACTACCTGCTTCCAAACGGGAAAAAAGACGGTCACGAATGGGTGGCTGGCTCTACGGACGGCGAGAAGGGAAAGAGCCTGAAAGTGAATCTTGCAGGTAAGCGCGTTTGGGCTGACTTTGCGGCTGGGGAAGGCGGAGATTTGCTTGATCTGTGGATTGCCGTGAAAGATTGCAGCTTGCATCAGGCAATGTCAGAGGCCAAAGAGTTTCTAGGCATCAAGGACGACGATCACCACTTCGCAGCCAAGCAGCAGAAGAAGTTCTCTAAGCCAAAGCCTGAGAACATCAGGAAATTTATCCGCAAGACTGACGACTGCTTTGCATACCTTGAGACTCGAGGGATCAGCCGAGAAACTGCAGAAGCCTACAAGGTATCCAGCGCCGTAGTTTGGAGCCACGACGAGCAGCGTGAGTTACCCGCGATAGCATTCCCATACAAGCGCGATGACCAGCTCTTGCAGGTAAAGCGCATCAGCACCGAGAGGCCAAACGGGAAAAAGGTCATCATGGCAGAAGGCGACTGTGAGCCGTGTTTATTTGGCTGGCAAGCGATGCCTAAAAACATCCGTATCGTCGTGTTATGTGAAGGTGAAATTGACTGCATGTCATATCACCAGTACGGACTACCAGCTCTTTCAGTCCCGTTCGGCGGTGGCAAGGGAGCTAAGCAGCAATGGATTGAATTCGAGTATCACAATCTAGACCGCTTCGACGAAATTTGGATCTCGATGGACGGGGACGAAGTAGGGAAAGCCGCAGCGAAAGAAATTGCCAGTCGCTTAGGTGAGCACCGATGCCGATTAGTCAAACTGCCACACAAAGACATCAACGAATGCCTACAGGCTGGTATCAGTTCCGACGAAATAATTGGTCTTTTGGAGAAGGCTGAATACTTCGACCCCGAGGAGCTATACAGTGCCAGAGAGTTTTATCAGGAGACGGTTAAAGCGTTCTACGGCAAAGAGCAAAGCATGTTCTACAGCCCGTGGGAGCCACTAAACCACAACTTTGCTTTCCGCGAGTCTGAGCTGACGCTGGTCAACGGCGTAAATGGTCACGGCAAGACTGAGGTTGTTGGCCATATGGTTTTACAGGCAATGCGCCAAGGTGTACGAACCTGTGTAGCATCCCTAGAGCTTAAGCCCGCCATCTTGCTAAAACGCCTCACTCGACAGGCTACCTGCGCAAAGCTACCGCCAGAGATTGAAATTGAATCTGCCTTCAAGTTTTACGATGACCGGCTATGGTTATTCGGGCTAACGGGTACAGCGAAAGCCGATCGGCTAATCGAAATATTCCAGTACGCTCGCAGACGATACGGCATCGAGCTTTTTGTTATCGATAGCCTGATGAAATGTGGGATCGGGGATGACGACTACAACGGTCAAAAAGCATTCATCGACGCGCTGTGTGATTTCAAGAATAAGACCAACTGCCATGTGATCCTTGTCACCCACAGCCGCAAGGGAGACAGCGAAGAAAAACCAACGGGTAAAATGGACGTGAAAGGCTCAGGTTCGATTACAGACCTCACAGACAACCTGTTTATCATCTGGCGAAACAAACCGCGTGAGAGGGCGTTACAGAAGCAGGAATCAGGGCAAGAACTTAGCGATAGCGAAAGAGAATTGCTTGGCGCTCCAGCCTCGGTGTTGTCACTAGAGAAACAAAGGAACGGAGAAGGCTGGGAAGGCCGTATACCATTGTTTCTCGATCCGCAGTCTCATCAATTCCTCACAATGGAAACTCAATCACCTTATAACTTTGTCGCCAACATGCCAGCGTCGGAATACGACCAAGTATGGATGAGCGATAACGTTGCCTAATCGGAGATAGTCATGACAAGTCGTGAACAGTTTGAAGCCAAATGCCGAAACGGATTGATTAACGGCGGGCTAGCTAAGCATGAAAATGGAAAGTATGCCTCAGAATTAACAGATGCTGTGTGGCGTGGATGGCAAGCAAGCCGCGAGGCGGTCGAGGTGGAGCTGCCGACTCGAGTTGATTGCTGCAACGTACCATTCGCTGGTTACTCATGGAATGCTTGTCTGGAAGAATCGGAAAAGCGCATTCGCGCCGCTGGCATCAAGGTTATCAAAGGGGAAAAAAAGAATGGCTAAATCTACAGACGTACACGACCTGTTAACCGCGTATCAAAAACAGGCTCGAAAAATACCTGCAAAGGGTGTTTATGCCTCAAAACAGCGTCAGTTTGAAGTTCAGGAGGCTCACACACGCAAAGTGCTGCGCAAGCGTCGTCGGTCAGTCGGCAAGTCAAATAAGTTTGGCTTTCGCTTAACTGCGGAAATGCGTGTGGCAATGATTTGCGAGATGAATTTTATTGCATCGTTCTGCCGCTCTAACCGACAGAATGACATCAAGGTTAAGGGGGAGTGATGGATAAGTCTTCAATAGCAACCATCATTATGATGATTATCGGCTTCGCCGCTGGTGCCGCTGCTGCGTTTCCTACCGATAGTAGAGACCAAAAAATAATGGCTAAAGGTGCTATCGCTGTATATGAGCACAGAGCTGTATGTGAAAAAGCATTAGACCAATGGGTATGCAGCATACCAAAGGAGTAACCATTGAAACGAACAACGTTCTACCTACGGGACGGAACGATAAAGCAGAACCTAAAAAACTTCATAGACTCACTACCCACTGACGAAAAATTCCCCCTAGTAGTAACCATCGGCGACGCGCCACGTAACCTACCTCAAAACGATAAATTCCATGCCATATGCGGCGACGTATCCAAACAGATAAGTCTGGGCGATATGTGGCTACGTGACTGGCAATGGAAAAACGTTTTTGTGTCCGGGCACTGGATGGTTGAAAACAACGCCAATGAATCTCCACTAATTCAGGGTATTGAAGGGGAATGGCTGAACATCCGAGAAAGCACGGCTCAGATGGGTAAGAAGCGCATGGGTTCACTTATCGAATATGCAACGGCTTACTCTGTAAACAACGGGGTAAAGCTTCGTGATGTCCGTTACAGCGGAGATTTCTACGGGAGGGCGGCGTGAGCAAATACGACCATTTAGAGGTGAAGGCCAAAGCTGCAACGGCTGGAACATGGCGAAGGGCGGCAACTAGGTTCAACGGTATTGTTACCGGTAAGTTTTCATTCACAAAAGAAAATGTCATCGCGACGGCAGTAGAAAAGCGAGATGCAGAGTTTATCGCGTCTGCTGACCCTCAAACGGTTCTTGAGTTAATCGAGATAGCCAAGGCCGCAGAAAATATGCTGCTCTCCACTAATCGCTGGGAGAAACAGACATTAGCTCTAAGGCTGGCAAAGTTGTTGGGCAATCCCGGAGTTTATGCCACCTCTGACCCCGAGCCACCGGAGGCCGCATGAAGCGACAGCGAAGTCCGACCCAAATAGCGATAGACAATTTAATCTTCAACAAATCCACTCCACGCAGTAAACCCCAACCCATATCAACAGTAACTTTCAACTACAGCGCCCATCTACACGATGTACGTTGGCTGAGAGTGCGCGCGAGGAATAGACATGACTGAAACCCGAGAAGGGATATACCTCCGCATTAACGGAGCTGACTATCGAAAGGTTTACGTAGTAGGAGATTTACACGGCTGCCACGGCATGCTGATGACACTACTAGAAACTATGGAGTTCGACTTTGACGCAGATCTGCTGATTTCAGTAGGTGACCTCATCGACCGTGGCGGCCAGAACGTCGAATGTCTCGACCTGATTTCTCATCCGTGGTTTAGGGCTGTTCGCGGTAACCATGAGCAGATGGCTATTCAGGCATTAAACGGCACCGGCAATGTAAACCACTGGCTGGCTAATGGCGGCGGCTGGTTCTTCTACCTCGATTATGACCAAGAGGTTCTCGCTAAGGCATTAATCACTCATGCAGAAAGTTTACCGCTAATTATCGAAGTCAACTTCCCTAGCAAACGTTACGTGATCGCCCATGCAGACTACCCATCAAACGAATACGTATTTGGTAAGCGTATCGATGAGAATGATGTGGTTTGGAATCGAGAGCGGGTGAGTAACGCGATGGACGGGGTCGGCTGCAACATTACCGGTGCGGACGAGTTTATTTTCGGCCACACGCCAGCTCGCAGCCCGATGAACTTCTTCAATCAACGCTATATCGACACAGGTGCGGTGTTTGGTCACGACCTGACCTTTATTCAGATAGGAGATGACAATGGCTAGGAGCAGAAGCAAATACAAACACAAGCATAAGTACCCCAAGAAAGAACAGGTAGCATACGTATCAACACCGATGTTTAATCCCGCAACGGTAAAGACCATCATTTTCGCCATCGTGCTTTTCATCTGCTTTATCGCCGCGGTAACGCCGGAGGTGCCAATTGCTCAAGGCTAAAAAGCCGAAGCCAAAGAAATGCCCGATATGTGATAAAGAATTCATCCCTCGCAATACCATCCAAAAAACCTGCTTCTCATCATCTTGCTCTCTCGAATTTGTCCGGCGCCAAAATAAGCTCAAAGACGAACGCGAACAGCGCAAGCAAGCCAAGTTATCGCGCGCCGAAATACGTAAGCGTAAAGAGAAGCTAAAAACGGCATCAGACTGGAGTAAAGAAGCCCAATCAGCGGTTAATCGGTTCATCTTCTGGCGAGATTATGGGAAGCCATGCATAGCCTGTGGAAAGCCACTTAACTATGGGGTTAGAGGTGGGGCAGTAGACGCGAGTCACTATCGGTCAAGAGGTTCGGCAAGGCATTTAAGATTTAATGTTTTCAACATCCACGCAGGATGCGTGAGATGCAACAGGGAGCTATCAGGAAACATCATTCCCTACCGCATTAACCTCATCGAGAAAATAGGCATAGAGCGCGTAGAGCGGCTAGAGCACGACAATTCAACAAGACGCTTCGATATCGAGTACATGAAACGAGTGAAGGCCATCTTCACGCGGCGGGCTCGTTATTACGAAAAACTGCGAAAGAGATATTTGGAGGCTGCATGAATCTTAACGAAGCAATTGCTACTGCGCGAGAACGGCGCCGCAAACGAGAAATGACTGGGAAAGGAGATCACTACTCGGTGGTTCAGTTCAATACCGGTCTTCAGGTATTCAGAAACGATAAGTTACTCAGTGTACACAAGGTCGTATTTGACACTCATCGCGATAAGTTTGGTGGCGTAGTTCATCCAAATGAGAGGGCGGCATGAAACCAGTAGACGCGATATACACACTGCCCATGGTATTCAGACAGGCAGATTTACGGAGACTCTGGTGCCGAGGGAAGAAGACCATCACACCATCACAGCGAGTATGGACGCGCTATATGTTGTCTCTCTGGGGTCATTACCTCGGTGGCGATGATGCCCCTTCCGGCTGCGTTAACGTAATTGGGCGCTTGATGGTTCGTTCCGAGTGGAGCGAAACACAGTCTGAGCGGATAGTTGAAGTGGTGAACAGTCTTCACAAGCAAGGTTATCGAGGTGAAGAGTTGTTTAAGAAGTCCCGCGAAATTGTGATACCAGCAGCCTCAGCAAGCAACATCATCGCTCTCGCCAAAGAATCAGATGATGCCGCTTTTGTTGAGTCAGTCATGAAGAAAGCAATCAAGCGTGGAAGCCCGATCCGCGATGTAGCCATTAAACGATATTGCGACCGCAAATGCCCGCAAGACATTGCGCGGATGATTTCATACATCACTGGTGCAGATGTTCAATTTTGCCGAAAGCGGGTTATCTGGTGTGAAGAGATACTGGAGGAGGAAATGTACTATGCAATGAAGCATGCAATGGAGAAGGAAATGCTTCAGAATGCAGCTTAAATAAAAATATTTTCTATTTCTCTTGATTTTGGGAAATGAAAGTGTATATTTTAGTGCATGCTCGGGAGCAAAAGCGAAAGAGCGCAGTAACAAAGAAAAGGCTGGCTTAATCGCTGGCCTTTTTGCTTTCAGCACATCACTCAGCGAAGAAGGGTAAGCCGGAGCGTTTGGTGTGCTGCACAACTGCATGAGTATTAGTCGGAACGGCAATCAGCCGCCATGAGTATGCTAGAAGCTGAAAACTCGCGGCCGATTGTGACAACGCCTGTCAGTGCTCATGACAGTTGTGGTGAATGCGCAGGCTGATGCGCTGAGACGTCAAGGTGATGTTACTCAAGCTGCCTGAGTACGGTTCGCAACATGGTGAGCGGCAGGAAAACCTAGCGAGAAATCACTAATACCGGATGCAGTCCAGCATCGGCCACCACAATCCCAATTTCAAAGCCCTAGCCTAACCGCTGGGGCTTTTTGCATTTAGCGTCATCCAAAACCAACCAACCGCACTCACACATTCCTTGTCTGGCATGGATACGGGTGACGCTATTCCCTAATTAATTACTCAGCGCCTAACCCTACGGGGAGGTGAGACGATGCTACGTATGGACAAAATCACAACAGGTATTTCCTACGGAGCGTCAGGCGGTAGCGCCTTATTCTGGCTTAAACAACTCCTTGATGGCTTCTCACCTGAACAGTGGGCAGCGTTTGGCGTTCTTGGCAGCCTGCTATTTGGCCTCCTGACGTTTCTAACGAATCTCTACTTCAAGGTAAAAGAAGACCGGCGCAAAGCCTCAAGGGGGGAGTAATGAATCCATCCCTGAGAAATAAATTAAGCGCGGCAATGATTACCCTCATCGTATCAGGTGCATCGGCTCCAGTATTGCTTGACCAGTTTCTGAATGAGAAAGAAGGAAGCAGCCTAACGGCATACCAAGATGGCGGTGGAATCTGGACGATATGCCGTGGTGCAACGATGGTTGATGGTAAGCCAGTCGTTCATGGAATGAAGTTAACGCAGGCCAAATGCAATCAAGTAAACGCCATAGAACGCGACAACGCATTAGCTTGGGTAGAGCGGAATGTTCATGTCCCACTTACCGAACCACAAAAAGCTGGCATTGCATCTTTCTGCCCTTACAACATTGGCCCCGGTAAATGTTTCCCTTCAACGTTCTATAAGAAGTTGAATGCTGGTGATCGCATTGGTGCATGCGCTGAGATAAAGCGCTGGATATTCGACGGCGGTAGAGATTGCCGGGTTAAAGCAAATAACTGCGCGGGACAGCCTGTGCGAAGAGATCAAGAATCGGAGCTTACCTGTTGGGATATAGACCAATGAATATCAATTTCAGTTGGCGAATGATGGCAATAGGATTGTTGCTGGTGGCGTTGGTCGTCGCTGGGAGAATAGCTGACCATTACCGCGATAAATACTATCAGGTAGATAAATCTTGGCAGTTGAAATGGGCGCAGCGTGATAAAGATGATTCTGATGCCCTAGCCCAGCGACAGGCAAGTGAACGAGCAGAAGAGCAACGCAGACAACAGGCAGTAAATCAGGCGGCTAAAGATGCAGATGAAGATAACGAACAGCTTAAAGCTGATGCTATTGATGCTCAGCGTTCTGCTGACAGGTTGCGGGAACAGCTCGCACAGCTCAGGCGCCAATTTGCAGACAGTGAAACCGGCAAGCTTTCCAGCGCTGCCAGCGCAAGCGCGTCAAAGTCCCAAGCCATCATATTGCTTACCCAGTTGCTCAGCGAATCAAACGAAGCAGCAAGAGAGTATGCAAAAGAGGCTGACCGTGCTTATAGCGCCGGACAAACCTGTGAGCGAATATATAACTCATTAAAAAACTAATAAAGCCGCCAACGAACCGTTTTTTATCAAACCCCGAGGGATTTTAACCATGTTGGTTTCTTTATCTATCATCATAGCCGTATTGGCGGGATTCTGCGCCGGCGCACTGATAACCCAGCGACAAATGAACAATTTCGATAAAAAAATTATCGATATAAAAGACACCGTTAAAGACATTTATAACGCCATTCCTGTAGAGCAAAGGGCGAGTAAAGTAGATAAGAAGTAGAAGCTTCAAGTGCGGGATTGTCGCCGCTAGCTTGCATTAGTCAGTGGCGCTATCTCTTCGCCATTCGTGCAAGGCTATTCAAAAACAATCAATGCAGGGGGTTTTATACCTTTTTACCCACGTTTTCGGGAAACGTCAGCCCGAGCAGGCAAAACGGCGTGACAGCTGCGAGAGCGCAGTTTTTACGATTTGCGCAAAAGCGCATTTACCTTTGGAGAAGTCGCCATGGCTAAACAAGATTGGGCAGCCAGGCAAAAGGAATATTTAGCCGCATTCATAAGCACTGGCGTATCACCGAAAGAATGGTGTGAAGCAAAAGAAATTAATTACACATCAGCCCGCCGGTATATCAAGAAGCCCACAAAGACTTCCGCAAAAACTGCGCAAACTGCGCAGAATAAAAATGCGCAATCTGCGCAAACACGAATGCGCAAAGCGCAGGCATCGAAAAGCGCAGCCATATTAATCAATGATGAAGACCTAAACGATCAGCAAAAACAATTTGTCATTGAATATCTAAAGGATAAACACGCCACGCAAGCCGCTTTACGCGCGGGCTATAGTCCTAAAAGCGCCTCTACACTCGGTTATCAGTTGCTACAAAAACCGCATGTTAGAGCCGCAATTGATAAGCAGCTGCGCGCCGCGGCCGAGTTATCGCTGGTTTCCGCGGCCGACGTTATCGCGCAGATGTGGCAATTAGCAACGCTCGATGCCAATGAAATTTCAGAGTTGCGCCGCGGGTGTTGCCGCCATTGCTGGGGCATTGGTCACGCTTACGAATGGACGGCCGACGAATACCGGTTGGCATGCGAGAAGGCGGAGCGTGCCGAGAAAGACGCGCCCGACTGCGCTGGCGGCCTTGATTACTTAAAGACGCGTGAACCTAATCCCGATTGCCCCGAATGCGGTGGCGAAGGTATTAGCCGCGTACACATACACGACACGCGCGAATTATCCCCGCTAGCCCGTTTGGCTTATGCCGGCGTGAAGCAAACCAAGAACGGGATCGAAGTCTTAACAATCAGCAAAGAAAAGATGCTGGAGAATATCGCCCGCGCATTAGGGGCGCTTGAATCACCGGAAGATAAGGCCATTAAACGCGCCCGCCTTGAGCGTGAAAATCTGGAAACTCAGAAGATACGCAACGAGCTTAGCCGGCCGGATGATCGATCAGGCTTCGAGGAAGATTACCAACTGCAAACGGTGAGCCCTGATGAACCAATCCCCGACGAGCCGATCCTCTAACTTAGCGCCTGTTTTAACGCCAAAGCAGGCCAATATTTATGCCTGGGGATGGCAGCCTAAAGCCCGTTTCCGCGATGCTGTTTGCGGCCGCCGCTTCGGGAAAACATTCTTAGGCAAAGCTGAAATGCGCAGAGCGGCGCGGCTGGCCGTGAAATGGGGCGTTAGTGTTGAGGATGAAATCTGGTACTGCGCGCCCACGTTTAAACAGGCTAAGCGCGTTTTCTGGCGCCGTTTAAAGCAATCAATCCCACCGCACTGGCGCGCTGGCAAGCCGAACGAAACCGAATGCGTTATTACGCTGAAAAGCGGACATATAATGCGATGTGTTGGCCTGAACAACTACGACGACTTGCGCGGATCCGGTCTTTTCTTTGCGCTGGTCGATGAGTGGGCCGATTGTCCGTATGAAGCGTGGGAAGAAGTATTGCGCCCCATGCTTTCATCCTGTCGCTATTACGTGAACGGTGAAGAACGTCGCGGCGGCCATGCGCTACGCATCGGAACGCCGAAAGGGTTTAACCATTGTTACGATACTTGGCAAGACGGCAAAGACGGTGGTGAGCCCGATCATAAAAGCTGGCTTTATACGTCATTGGATGGCGGAAACGTACCGCCGGAAGAAATCGAAGCGGCCCGTCGCAAGATGGATCCGCGAACATTCCGGCAAGAATACGAAGCCAGTTTCGAGAACTACAAAGGCGTTGTTTATTATTGCTTCAATCGCGCGCTGAATCATACAGACGACACGATAAAGCCTGATGATGAGCTGCATATCGGGATGGACTTCAACGTCGAACATATGGCCGCCGTTGTGTACGTTCGGAAAGGCAAGAACGCGATCAGCGCCTTGGCCGAGCATATGGAGATATTCGACACGCCGGCGATGATCATAGAGCTGAAGAAGCGTTATCCGAATCATAAGATTTATGTATATCCCGATGCTTCAGGTCAAAACCGAAAATCAAACAACGCCAGCCAGTCAGACTTGTCTTTGCTTGAAGACGCCGGCTTTATTGTGCGCGTTAACGATTCAAACCCTGCCGTAAAAGACCGCATCAACGCGGTTAACTCGATGTTATGTAATACCTACGATGAACGGCGCATGAAAGTTAATACCAAAAAATGCCCAATCTATACCAAGTGTTTAGAGCGCCAAATCTATAACGACGCAGGCGAGCCGGATAAAAAAGGCGGCTTCGATCATGCGGTCGATGCTGGTGGCTATACGATCATTAAACTCTTCCCACTTGGGCCTAAGAATATTTACGAAAATGATTTCATGGGGTCTGCGTACTGATGAGCAACAACAACGATGTAACCTTTACGCGGCCCGAATATCAAGCCGCATCAGAGCAATGGAAGAAAAACCGCGATGTATGCAGCGGGCCGATCGCTGTTAAAGCTGCCGGCCATGTTTATCTGCCGATGTTGAGCCCGAACGATAAAGCAGCGTTAAATCAGCAGCGAAACGCGGATTATTTAAAGCGCGCCGTGTTTTACGGCATCGTGGGGCACACTCGGATCGGGCTTCAGGGGTTGGCATTCCGCAAGCCGCCGGCGTTAGAAATTCCCGACAAAATGGATAAGCTGAAAACTAACGCTGATGGTTCTAACACTAGCATTATTCAGCAATCCCAATTCGCGCTCGAATCCGTTTTGGAAGTCGGCCGCCATGGTCTCTACGTCGATTATGCAGCCTCGGGAGAGCAGAGCATTATCGTAGCTTATCGGGCCGAGGATGTGCCGAACTGGCGCGTTGAAAATATTGGCGGCATGAATAAATATACGTTAATTGTTCTGCGCGAATGTATCGAAAAACCGGATGGATTCGGCTTCAAAGACGAAATTCAATATCGCGTTTTGTACCTTAAAGACTCCCGTTTTTTTGTCGATATTTGGACAAAAAGCAGTGAAGCTGCCGGCGCGTATTCTATTAGTTCAACAATTGAACCTAAGCCGAAAGGAAAAACGCATTGGGACGAGATCCCGTTTACTTTTATTGGCGCTCAGAATAACGACGCCGTGATCGACGACGCGCCTTTATCGGCGTTGGTCGAAATCAACTTGGGTCATTACCGCAACTCTGCCGATTATGAAGATAGCGTTTTCTTTTGTGGGCAGGCCCAGCCGTGGGTAAGCGGTGCGGATTCGGATTGGCGGGAATACATTAAGAAAAACGGCATCGCCTTTGGTTCGCGTAATCCCATCATGCTACCCAAGCAAGGCTCTTGCGGCATCATGCAGGGCCAGCCGAATATGATTGTTCGCGAAGCCATGAACGATAAAGTTGATTACATGATTAAGCTTGGCGCCCGCTTGCTTGAGCAGAACGCCACAGCGAAGACTGCGACGCAATCTAGCGGTGAGCAAGCCGCGTCTACGTCAGTTCTTGGCCTTTGCTGCGCTAACGTATCAGCGGCTTACACGCAGGCGCTTAAATGGTGCGCGCGTTACATGGGCCAGTCTGAAGAGAATATCAAGTATGAGCTGAATCAAGACTTCATCGCCAAGTTAGTAGATCCGCAGACCATCACAGCACTGGTTTCTGCCTGGATGAATAAAGCGCTTCCTATCGCTGATCTTATTCGCCAACTGCAAAAGATGGACGTTATCGATCCTGGTAAGGATTTCAATGCAATTATGGATGAGTTGAACAGCGAAGGCCCGAACTTCATGGCCGGCGGTAGCAACGGCACACAATAGCCAGCAAGGGTGAAACATGGCAACGGTAAACGAAAGACTTAGCGATGAAGCAATCGCCCATACGTTGTTTGTAAGCCGTTATTCAACCGGCGTAGCGAAAAAGATGATTAAGATCCTTAATCAAAGCGATGCGGAGTTATCCGCCAAGCTTTTCGCCGCGCTGGATGAATTAGAGCCGGACAGTTTCACGGTGAAACGCCTTGAAAGCCTCTTAGGCGACGTTCGAAAGGTGAACGAAATAGCGACACAAAGCATGCTTGCTGGCTTGCAAACCGAAATCAAAGATTTTGCCAAGCATGAAGCCGGCTATCAGTTAGATTTGTTTTCATCTCTTCTGCCTGCGGAAGTGTTAGAGCGTTTCCCGTTGGCTGGCATATCGTTTGAACAGGTATACGCGGCGGCAATGTCTAAGCCGTTCCAAGGCCGCTTGCTGAAGGATTGGGCCAGTAACCTTGAATCAGACCGCTTGAAGCGCATCACCACTGCCGTAAGTAATGGCTTTCTTCAAGGCGAAACGGTTGAAACGATTATTCGACGGGTGCGTGGTACCAAAGGGGCCGATTATAAAGACGGTGCCTTGCAGGTTAGCCGCGCCAACGCGGCAAGCATTATCAAAACAGCGGTTAACCATACGGCCGCGGAAGCGCGCGAGAAATTCGCTAAAAACAATAGCGATATTATTAAGGCGAAGCAGTGGAGCAGCACGTTAGACACGAAGACTTCGGCGCAGTGCCGGATCCGCGATCGTCTAATGTATTCACTCAAAAACAAGCCGCTCGGCCATAAAATTCCGTATCTACAAGGCCCTGGCAAAATTCATTTTTGCTGCCGCAGCAGCGAAAAGTTTGTTACTAAATCATGGCGGGAACTTGGTTTCAAAAAGGGCGAGCTAAGCGGCGCCACGCGCGCAACGATGGACGGGCAGATCCCCGCCGAAACATCATATTTAGAATGGTTATCTAAGCAATCAGCATACCGGCAAGATCAGGTTCTAGGCGCTGAGCGTGGGCGGATGTATCGTGCAGGCGAAATTAAGCTTAGTGATATGTATACAGATAACGGCGAATGGCTAACGCTAGCGCAGTTAAAAGAGATAGAAACAGCCGGACGTAAGTCCGGTTTTTCTTTGGCTGATGCTAAAACGCTGCGTGACATTGAAAATGGCATGCAAGGTGTTATCGCTAACCAATTGCATTTCCCCGATGGAACGCCAATTGAATCTGCTAAAGAAGCAGCGCAAGCGATGAGCGATGTGTTAACTAAGTTCAACCTTGCGCCGCTTTCTTCATTCAGCGAGCGAGAAGGGATGAAGGCATCTGCCGCAGGGGCTTACTTCAAGGAAAATCAGTCTATTCATATTTCAGCTTGGGCGTTAGAGCAACAACGATGGGACGAAATTCGTAAGAATGGATCTGATGTTGATTTTCTTTCTATGCTACCTATCAAACAGTTAGATACGGTTAATGTCGCAGCAGAGAAAGCCGCTAAGGGATTTGCTTTTGAATATGCAGCAAAGCAATCTGTAGCGGGTACTGTTACCCATGAAATGGGACATCACCTTTATTATTCTAATCTTGATGAGCTGGAATATCTTTCCACAAAAGCTTATCAGGCGGGCTGGTGGCGCCCCGTAAGCTACTATGCTGCAAGTAATGAGCGAGAGCTATTTGCTGAGGCCGTCGCGCTTTATATGTTGGGCGATGAGAGTGAGCATAAACGAATAAACCCGGAACTTTTAGAATGGCTGAAGAAAAATTCCCGTACTTAAAACAGGCAACAGAGCTATACCACGCCAACCCAAGGCCAGATAACCTACTAGATGCCTTAGAAGCATTGAGCGATAAGGCAGGCGGAAATACGCCAGAAGCGCACATGATCGGGGGGTTGATTAGCGCGGCTGTGATGGATGATGTCAATAAAGACAGTTAATTAATCGAGGTTACATTATGACAGCATGCGAAATCAAAGAACGTATTGAGGCTGAAATAGGCGAGTTTATCGGTCTGAAATGCCGTGAATTGAAAGAGCAAACCGGTTTGAACGTGGTTTCAATGGAAGTTTTACCGCGCCCGATGCGCAATGACGCTGAATGGAAAGGCCCCTATGTAAGAATTACGCTAACCTAATAACAAAAAATAGCGCTACGCGGGCTGCATTAGGCGATCGCCGCTAAAGTAATGCAACTGCATAGCTTAAAATTACGCTTTGCCATAAAGCGCACAGCGAATAATAGAGTAGGTTAAAAATGGCTAAAATTGATATTTTCGTTAAAAACCTAACGCGCAATTCCGGCGGCATGGTGCGAGGTGCCGAACTTCATTACCGGATCATGAGCGGCGAAATGGTTATTCATGAAAATGTGGTATTCGGTAAAGCCGATGAGTATCACGCGATTTACATCATTGAAGGCGTTCCCATCGATAGCCTGAAGCTTTTTTACGGAAGCAATGCAGATTATGTAACGCTATCCGCAAACGAAGTTAAGGAAAGTGCAACCCGCATAAATGAATATGTAGCCGCAATGGCCGCGCCGATTTATACGCCGATCCCATGTGAGCGCGAAGAATACCAGCCGCACTAGTTAGCGGCATTACATCGAATCTTTTAAATGGCTGCCTAGGGCGGCTTTTTTTATATCTGAAGCACGGCCCCGCCTAAAAACGGGGCTTTTTTTATGGGCGAGGCCCGCAACAACTCCCGAGGGGAATGATCATGCTTTATCGCAATTTGTTTATTAAATACTACGCAGCAGCAGGAGAAGGCGAAGGCGCCGCGGGCGGCGAAGGTGGTGGCGTTGAAATTACGCCAGAAATCCAAGCGCTAATCGATCAACAGGTGGCTACTCACGTAACCGGCTTGAAATCGAAAAATAGTGAATTACTCGGCAAGCTTAAAGAGCAAGGCGATAACTTGAAGCGTTTCGACGGCATTGATCCCGATGCGGTGCGCACTATCTTGCAGCGATTTTCCGACGACGAAGAAGCCAAGCTAATCGCCAACGGACAGATCGACGAAGTATTAAATAAACGTACAGAGCGCATGCGCACTGATTCCGATAAGCAAATCAAAGCCGCAAATGACCGCGCAGATAAAGCGGAAGCGTTTTCAAACAAATTCCGTGATCGCGTTTTAGGCGATTCAATCCGCGCAGCTGCGCTGAAGGCTGGCGCAATCCCTGATGCCGTAGACGATTTAATCCTACGCGCTAAAGGGCTTTTCCAAGTTAACGAGGAAGGCGAGGCCGTAGCCGTTGATAAGGATGGTAACCAGTTATTAGGCAAGGACGGCAAAACGCCGCTTTCGCCTTTTGAATGGGCCGAATCAATGAAAGACACGGCGCCGCATTTGTGGCCGCGCGCTGAAGGTAGCGGAGCTGGCGCACACAAAAATGGCGGTGGCAATCTGAAACGCTCTGAAATGAGCCAATCGCAGAAAAACGAATTTATTCGAACTAACGGCCAGCAGGCCTATTTACGACTTCCGAAATAAGGATTTAAAGATATGACCACTACAGTAAACAGTGATCTGATTATTTATAACGATTTGGCGCAGACTTCCTATTTAGAGCGTCGCCAAGATAACTTGGATGTTTTCAATGCGTCTTCTAATGGCGCCATCGTTTTAGATAACGAAATGATTGAGGGCGATTTCAAAAAGCGTGCTTTCTACGTTCTCGGCGGCTCTATCGAACATCGTGATGTTGATTCCGTTGGCAAAGTAACCAACACGAAAATCGGTGCTGGCGAAGCCGTAGGCGTGAAGGCACCGTGGAAATATGGCCCTTACGCGACGACTGAAGAAGCATTCAAGCGCCGCGGACGTGCGCTAGATGAATTCTCTTCCGTAGTTGGCACCGATGTTGCCGATGCGACGCTGGAAGGCTTTGTGAAATATGCCATTAGCGCCGCCGTTGCAGCCATTGGCGCGAATACCGATATGGTTGTTACTGCCGACATCGCAACCGATGGTAAAAAAACGCTGACCAAAGGCATGCGTAAGTACGGCGATAAATTCGGCCGTATTAGTCTTTTTGTTATGCATTCCGCTTCCTACTTTGACATTGTTGATGAGGCGATCACTAACAAGCTTTATGAAGAAGCCGGCGTGGTGGTTTATGGCGGCCTGCCTGGTACGCTGGGTAAACCGGTTCTAGTGACTGATACCGCGCCGGTCGATGTCATCTTGGGCTTGTTACCTAACGCTATCGCGATTACCGAGTCGCAAGCACCGGGTTTCCGCTCCTACGAAATCAACGACGAAGAAAACTTGGGCGTTGGTTACCGCGCGGAAGGCACCGTGAACATTGATATGCTTGGTTATAGCTGGAATGAAACTACCGGCGGCGCTAACCCTGATTTAACCAAGATCGGCACCGCGGCGAACTGGAAGAAATACGCCAAAGACAACAAAGTAACAGCAGGCGTGATGATCAAGCTAAAGGCGGCCAGCGCGGGGGAGTAACACTATCGGCGGATAAAACATCCGTCACCGCCGATGGAACTGATAGCGCTACAATTTCCCTAACGTTCACCAAAGACGGCCAGCCAGTAAGCGGGGCGGCTGTCACTTGGAACGCTAGCGCGGGAACTTTGAGCACTGAATCAGGCAAGACGGGCGCAGCAGGTGGCGCAACGACTAAATTGTCGTCTAATGCCGCCGGCGCCGCAGTGGTAACGGCAACCGTTAACGGCGTTGAAGCCACGACGGAAAGCATCACCTTTAATGCGGCTAACGTTGCAGTAACTGGTGTAACGATTGATCCGGCTACTGCTGATGTGGCGATCGGTGCGAAAGTGAAATTAGCAGCAACGGTGGCGCCTACAAACGCAACCAATAAGGCCGTTAAATTCACCACGTCTGATGCGGTTATCGCTACCGTAGATGAAGCAACCGGCGAGGTTACCGGCGTTGCAGCTGGCGCGGCCGATATTACTGTTACAACTATGGATGGCAATAAAACCGCCGTCAGTAAAGTAACGGTACCGACAGCATAACTGATGCGTTTATAAACAAGGGGCTTCGGCCCCTTTTTCTTTGCAGGGGGATTAATGCTAGTCACCGATCCAACATCACCGGATTTTAATAGCTATGCATCAGCGGATGATTTGTCCAAGTACGCCGAAGGGCGCGATCTAGAGCTGCCGGAAAAAACAGAGCCGCTACTCATTAAGGCGATGGATTATCTAACCGGATTAAACTGGCAGGGGCAGCGCACCAAAGACGATCAGCCGTTGGCGTGGCCGCGTTCTAACGTTGTCTTTGATGGTCGTTTATATCCTAAAGACAAGATCCCGCGCGAATTGGTCACCGCACAATGCATGCTCGCAATCGAAGCCAAAGAAGGTGATTTACTGGCTTCTAACCGTGAAGCCGCTATCAAGCGCGAACGCATTGAAGGCGCTATCGATACCACTTACGCGATCGCGGATGGCGAATCTTTCAAGCCGTCTTATCCGGCCGTTGATTCGATGCTGCGCGAATTCACCACTAGCACTTTTGAGGCTAACGCCATCGCGAGGCGCGCGTAATGACTACTATCGCTTTTGACGGTAAGACGCTTGCGACTGATTCGCTCGTCACATACGACGATATGCGAGCCGGCACCATAAATAAGATTGCCAATGTTGTTGGCGGGGTACTTGCCACCGCAGGGAATCAAGAAGATGGATTATTGGTCGTGCAATGGTTCAATGCAGGGCGCAAAGAAACCCGGCCGGTTTTAACAAGTTTTGTCGGTCTATTCATTCCTAATGACGGCAGCGCACCGCAGGAATTCGGTGAAAAGCTAATCCCAATGGCTATTCCTAAATTCCCTTGGGTAGCTGGTACCGGTAAAAGCTTTGCGTTAGCTGCCATGCTGGCCGGCAAGGATGCGGTAGAAGCGGTAAGAATCGCCATTCAATTAGATATTTATTCCGGCGGGGATGTGAATTGCTATGAAATGGATAAACAGCATCACTATAGCGTGGCTACATCTTTGGATTTGGATTCATGGGCTCGCAGCGCGGCGGCTGAGTCTGGAAAAATTAACTAGCTTGCTAAGGAGTTGCGGCCATGAACTACCTGAAAGCGCAGTTAAGAGCGGCCAAGTCAATCGCGAAGAATGGGAAGAAGTTTGCCCTTTGGCGTGGTGGCGGGGTCGAAAACATAGGCGGCATCGAGGTTGAAACGCCGGAAGTAAGCCTGGCGATCACCGGAATTGTGGTGCAGTACAAATTAAACGAAATCGACGGAACGCTAATTGAATCTGGCGATTTTCAAATTATAGCCACGGCCGAAACTGAAATTAAGATAGACGATTGGATCGATGTAGACGGCCGCCGCTATCGAGTTATAGCACCTAACCCCATCAAGCCGGCTGGCGTTCTCATTTTATATAAACCACAGCTAAGGGCCTAGTCATGGCAAATAGCGATCAGTTTATGGCATCTATCAATCTATTCGTTGATGGCTCGAAAAATAAGATGGACGAAGTAGTAAGGCGAACGGGGATAAAAATTCTTGCGCGCCTTGTAGATATGTCACCCGTTGGTAATCCTGAAATATGGGCCATTAATCAGACTGCGGCCCAATATAACCGCGCGGTATACGAGGCCAACGAGGCCGCTAAGCAGGATCCGGCTAATCTGACCAAAACGGGGCGACTGAAGAAGAAAGCCCGCGTTTCGGACAGTATGGATATTAAAGCGCCGGCAGGATATACCGGCGGCCGCTTCAAGGGTAATTGGCAAATAGGAATAGATCACGAACCTAGCGGAGAAACAAACCGCGTAGACGCGGGCGGATCTACAACTATGGCAACGGGGAACATGGTTTTAGAGCAATTCAAAGTAGGCATGCGTACCATTTATTTTGTGAACAACGTTCCCTATGCCTACCGGTTAGAAGTCGAAGGCCATTCACAGCAGGCACCGGAAGGAATGATCCGCGTAACCGTGAAGGATTTTCCAAGCATTTTTCGCGAAGTCATGCAGGAGGTTAACGGCTAAATGTCAACGACACTAATCACGCAGCTTTTAGAATCAAAGCTGGCCGGCGTGGCCGCGTCGCTAGGCTTAGAGATCGCGATGGAAAATATCACTTTCAAGCCTAAAGAGAGCAAAGCAATTTATCTGCGCTCGCATATCTTGCCGGCTAAAACGCTTGGCATTGATATTGCCGGCGCGCTGCAAGTCTTCCGCGGCGTTTTTCAAGTGGATGTGGTAGCGCCTGCGGGCTCAGGCAAGACGAAAGCGGGAGAGGTGGCAGATAGCATCTTGAAAGCCTTTCCGGCCGGCACGGAGCTAACGAGCAACGAATTTACCGTATACATTGAATCGGTACCGTATCGCATGCGGCCGCTTCCTAGTGATACCCGTTATTTAATCCCCGTTAATATCGATTATCGGGCTGATACCGTACAGGATGAATAAGCATGGCAGAAATTAAAATCAAAATTGATAGCAGCGATATTGATGCGGCGATCGCTAAGATTTCGCATCTTCTCGAACTGGTTGAACGCCTGCCAGCTGGCTTGCTGGGTACCGAAACGGAAGCGGCACCGGCTGAACCGGTGAAAGTTTTCATTAATGAAGCGTTTATTAATAAGACGGATGTTAAATGCAACTCTGGCGGCATTGTTGATTCAATCATTAAAAACGCGATCGATAATAGTAAAGAATTTGAAAAGCTGAAGGATGGCGAGCCCGTCTACTATGCTCCCGCTTTCACTATTGAACAGGCGCCTTATGCTGAGGACTTACCGTTAGAGCAAAATCAATTATCCAACGGATATATTAATGCATTAATTCGCACTGGTATTTCAACAGCCCTGCGCCCCGGCGGTTCTATCTGGCAAGCATTAAACGGTAGATAACATTCCGCACCAAGCAAAACCAAACACGCCGCCATTAGGGCGGTTTTTTTATACCTAAAATTGGAGTATTCCCTATGGGCTTTGCATTGCCTAACGGCTCGCATGTTTATCTTGCTAAAACATATGCGGAAGCCGAAACCGTCACCGCAGCAACCAACGCGGCCGAAACTGTTTTCACTACGGCCGAAGCAACCAAGGCAAAAGCCGGCGATATTATTCACATCCGCTCGGCGTGGCCTGGTCTTGATGAGGTTATCGCGCGAGTTAAAGAAGCCTCTGAATCCTCTGTAACGCTCGAAGACATTAATACGTTGAACACCGGCGATTTTGCCGCTGGTGGCGGCGCAGGTAGCTTCCGAGTCATTAAGTCATGGGAAGAAATGTCTCAAATTACTGAAGTGGCTAGCTCAGGTGGTGAACAGCAGAGCATACAGCTTCAGTTCTTATCCGATACAACGCAGCGCAACGTAAACACGTTCAAAACTGCCCGCGTCCAAACATACACAATTGCCCATGATTCAAGCCTTCCGTTTTATGACCTATTGCGACAAGCGGATAGCTCGCAAGACACCTTAGCCGCTTACATGTTTGTGCCGAAGGCAAAAGAGAATCGCTACTGGTCTGCTAAGGCATCCTTTAACGATATTCCTAACACTGCGGTGAACACGGTTGAAACGGTCACGGCAACGCTAAACCTTCAATCTGGTTTGACTGCCTATAAACAGGCTAGCGCTACTGCGCCAGCGAGCGCCGCCGCACCAAAAAAATAACACCGTTACCTTAGCGCTAATAGCCCGTAATGACGGGCTATTACTCCCATCATTAGAAATGAATTAATTCAATAGGAAATAGTTTTATGGCTACCAAATTTACTTTAATTCCAAACCCTACCTTTTCTAAGCCGGTAACCATTCCCCGCGCTGGCGCTGATGACGGCGAGTTAATCATTACATTTAAGAATAAACGCCGCTCAGATTTGGAATCATTAGAAAAAGCGCTAAACGAAAAATTGGTCGCAATGCGTAAAGATAAAAAATTCACCAATGAACCAACCGCAGATTATTTAATGGAAATTTGCCAAGGCTGGGAACTGCCGGAAGAATTCAACCGCGATAATCTGATCACGCTTTTGGAAAATTACCCGCGCGCATTTGATGCTATCGCGCAGGAATATACCCGCGAAATGATGGCGATCCGCGAAAAAAACTAATAGCGCTTGCCGAGGCATTCTATACGCCTGAAATCCCAATAAATAACGCCTTTGGCTTTAGCCCCGATGATTACGACGATGTGATCGTGGAAATCTGGCCGGATATTGCCCCCGCCTTTGACGTGTTCATATGCATGGCTACGCAATGGAGAACCGGTATGAATGGCGTTAGCGGCTTGGATTATAACTGCCTGCCGTGGCTTATGAAGGTGAACGGCGTAGAGGACGAGGCAAGCGCGTTGAGTGATCTTAGAGTTATGGAAGCCGCCGCACTTCGGATGCTTCATAAAAATCAGGGCGCCGAATAACCACGGCGCCTTTTGTTTTTGGGGGCAATATGTCCGATGAAATTGGCAAGATTTCACTAGTAGCAGATACCAGTAGCCTAGAACGTGCTACCAACGAATTAGATAAATTCGCAGTTTCCGGCAATAAAGCTGCAACGGCAGCCGATAGCTTGAATGATTCAAACGCGCAAACATCGGCAAAAGTAAAAGATGTGAACGCCGCGTTTGCAGCCGGTGCCGCAGTGAGAGAGCAAACCCGCCGATCTTACGAAGGAACAACGAAAGAGCTTCAAGGTTTACAGCGCGAGTTAGTCGCTATTCGTGGGCGGGTTGATCCGGTTGGCGTGGCATTCGACAACTTGGCGGCAATGTCAGACAAACTACGCGAAGGCCTCCGCCAAAAGCTTATCGACCCGTCAGATTACGCCGCCAGTGTTAAAGGTATCGATAATCTAACATCAGCTTTAGAGCGGTCAGTTTATGAGAATAGCGCCGCAGGTAAGGCCGCTAAAGAAGCTGCGCAGGCTGATAAAGTTGCCACCGTGGCGAAAGAAAACTTCCTCAAGAAGCTGAAAGAGCAAGTCGCTACACAAGGCATGTCTCGCCAAGAGCAGCTTCAATACCGTGCCGCGCAGTTGGGTGTTTCATCTTCAGCTGATATTTACATCAAGAAAATTGATGAGTCCTCAAAGGCTCTGCATGGCTTTAGCTTAAAAAGCGCCTCCGCACGGCGTGAAATTGGCGTCATGCTTGGCGAACTGGCGCGCGGAAATATTGGTGCGTTACGTGGCTCAAGTATCACGCTTGCGAACCGTTCAGGCCTGATAGACCAGTTAATGACGTTCCGCGGTGCGATGGTTGCCGGTTCATTGGGGCTGGTTGCTGGTGGGCTAATTGGCGTTGCTAAAGCTGCCTATGAGGGCGCACAAGAAAGCGAAGAGTTTAACAAGCAGCTGATACTCACCGGAAACTACGCAGGGAAAACGGCAGGGCAGCTACAAAACCTCGCGAAATCATTTTCCGGCAAGGGTATTACGCAGCATGATGCAGCGAGTGCACTGGCAAGTGTTATTGGATCTGGTGCATTTAAATCTAACCAGATTGAAAGTGTCACAAAAGCCGCTCTCGCCATGCAACAGGCAACTGGGCAAGCGGTCGATGAAACAATAAAGAATTTCCAACGGCTATATGAAAATCCAACTCAAGGCTCCATTGAGCTAAACAAGCAACTTCATTACCTTACTTCATCACAATATGAATACATCGCATCACTAGAACGGCGCGGATTCAAAGAGGCGGCAGGGCAGGCCGCGGCTGATGTGTACAGCAAGGCTGAACAGCAACGTAGCCAGCAAGTGATTGACAATCTGGGATATATTGAGAGATCAATAAAAACCGCTATTAACTGGTGGAATAAATACTATGATGCGGCAAGAGGTATTGGAAGGGAGGATACAAATAGCACTCAACTTCAGGCTGTCAGGGATAGAATAAAACAGCTTTCCGATAATAGTAAACCGGGTGCTTTTGGTTTGGGAGGCATTGGGGATGGAGGGGCTTCAGCAAAGGAGCTGAAAGAGCTTAAGGACAAAGAGAAGGAGTTGGCTTTCGTCATCAATTCCCAAGAGGGATATGCTCAGTCACAAATCAAAGCGAAAGAGGCTGACGAAAAACGTACTAAATCACTAAAATATCAGAACGATATTCTTTCTAAAAACGTGTCGTGGCAACAAAAGCGTTCAGCGGCACTGACCGAGTTATGGCGAAACATTTCATTAGCCCCTAAGGATTGGAGCAAAGAACAACGTGCTCTCGCTGTTAAGCAGATAAACAATGACAATAAACCACCTACAGAGAAAAAAGGGACGGCTTATAAAGATGACACCGCGGCAAGGGAATTAGCGGCCAGCCAACAGCGTCTAGCGGTTTTACGTGGGCAGTCTGAAGCTACTGACAAAATGACGCAGCAAGAAAGCCGCTTGCTTGAATTTAATCAGCAGATTGCAGACCTGAAAAACAAATCCATTCTCACCGCCGATCAAAAGTCTTTGCTTTCGCGTGAAAGCGAAATCCGAGCAAGCCTTCAGCTTGAAGCGAATATCGCCAAGGAGAATGCGCAGCGTGAAAAAGCCGTAAAGGCTATGAAGACGATGAGCGATTACGCTAAAGAGATTGAGGAGCGTAATCAGCAAGCGAAGGATAGTTTTGGGCAAACAACGAAGGGAACGCAACGTGAAGCGCAAGAATCGCAGCTAAAGAAGACCTACAACAAATCTCTAGAAGGCATTACCGATCCGGCTCAGCTAGAGAAAATCGCCGCGGAGTATGTAAGGGCGCGTGATAAGTTGCATGAAGGTTTTAGGGATGAAGACGCACGCGAATCGGATTGGATTTCTGGCTTAAATCTTGGCATCAATCAGTTTGCCGAAAACTCGCTAAATGTCTTTCAGGCAACGGCTCAAATCGGCCAAACCACAATGCAAAGCCTATCAGATATGGCCACGGATTTAGCGAGTACCGGCAAAGCAAACATTAAGGAATTTGGAACTTCAATCCTTAAAATGATTTTGCAGGTGATTAATCAGTTGCTTGTCGCTTATGCGATTCAATCAGCGCTAGGGTGGATGAGCGGAGGCGCCTCTTTTTCATCAACTGGCTTAAATGATGGGACAAAAGGGATCCCTATGCCGCCGAAGTTCGATGCTGGTGGCTATACGGGGGATGGCGGCAAGTATGAGCCTAAAGGGATTGTTCACGGTGGCGAGTTTGTTTTCACCAAGGAATCAACGAGCCGGATCGGGACGGATAATCTTTACGCGCTGATGCGTGGCTATGCTAATGGCGGGTTAGTAGGCGGAGCATCAACAGGCCGCGCTCCGATGCTTGGGCTACAAGGTAGAGGAAGCGCCAGTGGGCCTATCATTCAAACATCCGTAGTCGTTAGTAACGAAGGAGGCCAGCAACAGCAAGGCGGCAACAGCGATGCAATAGGCAAAGCTTATCAGCAGGTAATAGACACTTCGGTAAGGGATGGCATATCAAAAGCTTTGCGGCCAGGTGGGTTGATTTGGATGGCTCAAAACAAAAGGTAGAATAGTTACTTCGATAAATGGTGGTGATAGGATATCGCCACTTTTACAGAGGGATATATAAAAATGAAAAAGGCACTCTCATGGATGTTAGGCGTAACCTGTTCCGCATTTATTTTAATGGGTTGTGATAATTCAAGTGATAGAGCAGAAACGCCAACTAAGCCGAGTATTGCTAGCATGATAGCCAGCGGAACAGAAGAGCGAACGGTTAGTTGTAAAAATGGAAGCGTTTCTTTGGATTGTGAATATCTTTCAGGTGATCTTTTAGGTACGGGGAAGTGGCATTATGCTAAAACTTCAGTTTCTAATGATCATAATGAAATGAGTTTGGTTATAGATAATGAAAGCTTTTTTATGGTTCATGCCGACAATGGATTCACTCAAGGGACTGAATATTCTACTTTGACCTTTAAGGGGTTAAATGGGAATAGTGCAAGAATAACAACAAGGTCAAGTAACTCGGGTTCTAATGTTGAGCTTGAAGCATGGAATGATAAAAATAAAAAATTCATGACAATATCAACAGGAAATATTCACTGATAAATTCTATCAATGCCAAGTAGCACGAGCCCACTAGGTGGGCTTTTTGTTATCTATATCTTCTCTGGAATCTCTACAAGAAAACCGCTGTTATCCCATGATTTTTCACCAACAACGTATCCAAGCATTTTCAGGCGATCGAAAGTTAGTTGGAATACTGACCTAAAATCCTCTTCATTAAGCCCATCTAGCTCTAGATCATCCAAAGAGATACAGAAGCTTGTATGACCAATCCGAATTTTTTTATTTATCTCAGCAAATGTTCTTTTGAAAATGATGCTAGATAATTCCTCTTTGGCCTTGTTAACTATATGAATGGCATCTGAAGCCGAAATCACTTCATCTTCTTGTATCTCATTGTAAAAGCTAGAGTCCAAGCGCTGAACTATTTCAGCATTCATCGACCGGTTGTTTTCTTTTGCAGAATCTTCAATTTTTTCTTTTAATTCAATAGGAAGTCTGATTCGCAACTGTGGGTCTTCTCTGCTCATTGCTGTATCCATGGATTATAGTAATTAGACTATTTGAAATTATGCCCCACGGTGGGGTGACTTCAATGACGCACGGTGTGACACTAAATAAATGCCTCACGGTGGGGCTATAAATGGAGGGTGAAGTGGAAAAAGCAAAAGAGATGTATCAGCGCAAAGTTCGCATTCCAGAAGATGTTCGGAAAGCCATTGAAAAAAACGGTGAAGAGGAGTGCCGTCAGTTTAATACCGAGCTGATTTATCAATTGAGAAAGGCATATGGGCTAATTGGTGAAAGAAATGCTCAAGCTTAAAAACGACGAAGCCCAGATGTGCGCTAACACTCTGGGCCTCTTATCGAATAAATCCACGACAGGACATATCGACATGAACAGTGTACAGAACAAAGAATTAACTTTCCACAATACCAACTTCTCCTACATGGAGATGGCAGGGCAAATCTGGCTGACAGCCGCAGAAGTTGGTGAGGCGCTTGGGTACTCTGATGATAAAGCTATCCACCGTCTTTATCGCAAGCATGCAGATGAATTTACGGTGAATATGACAGGGGTGGTTAAAGCGACCACCCCTGGTGGTGTGCAAGATTCTCGAGTTTTCTCACTTCGTGGTGCGCATCTATTAGGCATGTTTTCACGCACTACGGTTGCCAAAGAGTTCCGCCGCTGGGTACTGGATATTCTGGAGCGTGAAGTGGAGCAGGGGAACGTTAACCCAGCTTTCGATTTTGAGATGCACGCAAAGAATATGACAGTTGCTCGCAAGCATTTTAAGTTTATCTATGAAGCATGGTGTCATCAGCTAGATCCAGCACTGAGGGCTATAAACTCGCCTGTAGCGGCTGAATTGGTTGATCACCTCAAATCTCTGGGTTCATTAACTTATGGAATACATCTTGGGCTGGAGAGAGCGGAGAAAAGCAAACGAATTCACTGATTTGTGCGGAGACGCATAAAGAAAAACCGCCAGTGTGGAGCTGGCGGCCTACATCAACTAATGATTGGAGTCTTATATGCAACAATCAACATCAACTGCTGTAAATGTAGCAAACTATTTACACACTGTCGATCCTGATACTTTTCCAGTAATTGAATGGAAGGGAGTTCGGGTGGTTACCACAGAAACACTGGCTCGTGGGTATAACACTGAAGTAAACAATATCAGAAATAACCTTCTTAACAATAAAGGGCGTTTTGTTGAAGGGGTGCATATTTTCAAGTTGGATGGTGAGGAGCTAAAATCATTCAAGAACTACATCAACGATATTGATGTAGTTAATAAACGCGCACCCAGCCTAACACTATGGACAGAAAAGGGCGCTGCTCGTATGTCCAAGATCATTGATACCGATGAGGCTTGGGATTTTTTTGAGCAGATGGAGACGGCATATTTTCATCCTGTGCAGCATATGCTTAGTCATGGTGATGCTTCGGCAAAAGTTCAAATGCACATGATGCTTAACGAGTTTGCTGCTCGAATGCTAAATTTGCCGCAGACCGGCAAGTTACAAATGCTACGTAAGACTTATGAACACTATGGAGTTCCAGATACTCTACCTAGCTATGGGATTGATGCACCTAATGAAGGAGGCTCTAGTGAGGTAACCTTCTCATTAACGCATTTGCTTAAGGCATCAGGTGTTAGCTTATCTGCCGCATCAGTTAATAAGTTACTTCAGAAAAATGGAATTATTCAGAAGATGAAGCGTGCTAGTAGCAAAGGTGGTGAAAAGGAATTCTGGAATATTACTGAATCCGGATTGCGGTTTGGAAAGAATGTAACGAGTGATCGCAACCCTCGCGAAACTCAGCCGCATTTTTATAAGTCACAATTTGGTAAGTTGCTGGCTACGATAGGTATCTGACCGACAAAAAATTATAGACTCCCACCCAAGCCCGCCTAGTGCGGGTTTTTTTATGCTCGGAGAATAGAAATGGCCTTAGAAATATTCACATGGCGAACGCAGGGCCAGCCGGAAGGCTCTTTTAGTCAGCGCGTTAGAACGGCCAAGTTTGGCGATGGTTACGAGCAAGTGGCCGCCGATGGTATTAACCCAGAGCAACAAAGCTGGCCTCTAAGCTTCAGTGGCTTAGAAAAAGAAATGGTGCCGATCCTCTCTTTTATGCGGCGCCACGTTATCAAATCTTTTGTTTGGTCACCGCCTTACGGAAAACAAGGCCTTTACCGAATTGTTAGCGATTCTATCAGGGCAACGCCAGTGGGCGGCCAAGTAATGACGGTATCGGCTACATTCCAACAATCATTCGCGCCATAAGGTGCTTTAATCGATCACAAAATAAAGGGCTATCTTCGGATAGCCTTTTTTTATGGGGTAATCATGGCAATTACTAGCGACGTTCAAAAGCTTGAACCAGGTAACCGCATTCGACTTATTGAAGTTGATGGTGAAGCATTCAACGCAGGGATCCTGCGCTTTCATAATGACACTATTTCCCATTCACCGGAGGAAATCGCGGCAGCCGGCGGGGACGAGTCGAAATTAAAAGTGAAGTCGATATGGTGGCAGGGTAAAGAATATGGCGCGTGGCCGTGTGAGCTTTCCGGCCTTTCATATTCAACAGATGGAACAGCGGCAGAGCCTAAATTAACAGTAGCAAACTTAGACGGCACGATCGGCGCTATGTGCATTGCTTATCAAGATATGGTTCAAGCGAAAGTGACCGTTCACGAAACATTCAAACATTATTTAGATGCGCGCAATTTTCCAGAAGGTAATCCCGAAGCCGATCCAGAACAAGAATTTACGCAGGTTTTCTTCATCGATAGCCGAAGCGGTGAAAACGACGAACAAGTCGAATTTACGTTAAGTAGCCCGATCGACTTACAAGGCCTGCGCATTCCTACCCGACAAATTCACTCGCTTTGCCAATGGGCCATGAATAACGAATACCGCACCGGTATTGGCTGCTCATATGCGGGACAAAACGGCATGTTTACCATGGACGATAAGCCAACGGACGATCCCAGCCAAGATGCATGCCCAGGTCTTTTATCGTCTTGTAAATTACGTTTTGGAGAAATGGCCGAATTAGATTTCGGTGGTTTTCCTGGTAGCTCTTTGATTCGGAGATAGACCCATGCAAGATAAAACGTTAGCGGCCATCATGGCTCACGCCAAACAGGCTTACCCGCTGGAGTGCTGCGGCGTAGTCGCCCAAAAATCCCGCGTAGAGCGTTATTTTCCTTGCCGCAATATCCTTCCATCGAATGAGAAAAAAAAAGAAGGCCCCGAATACGGATTCATTCTGGCGCCGGAGGACTACGCCACGGCCGAGGATTGGGGAATGGTTACCGCTATTGTGCATAGCCATCCTGACGCCACCACGCAAGCATCGGAACGCGACAAAAATCGATGTGATGAAACCAAGTTGCCATGGGTTATAGCGTCATGGCCGGAAGGCGATATAAGAACGATTTACCCGCGCGGAGATCGGCCGCTCGTTGGCCGGCAATTCGATTTGGGCCATGCTGATTGTTGGTCTTTAATTCGCGATTACTTCCGCATGAATCATGAGATTGAATTGCCTAATTACAGCGTAGAGCATCATTGGTGGGAAGACGGACACGATGAAAACTTTTATCACGATTGTTGGTTTGAATGCGGCTTTCGTGAATTTGAAGGGCCGACGCGCGAAGGCGATATGGTCATGATGCAGGTACAGGCCGATAAATGGAACCATGCCGGCATTCTGGTTGAAAATGGAATGTTGTTACATCACTTATACGGCCAATTAAGCCAGCGCGTACCGTATGGCGGTTATTGGATTGATCGCACAATGAAAGTGGTTAGATATAAGGATCTGATGCGATGAGCGGATTAAACGAAGGGCTAAAAACTATCCGACTATACGGCGTGTTGGGTACCACGTTTGGCCGAGTACATCGGCTTGCAGTCAGAACGCCAAAAGAAGCCGTGAAGGCGCTATCCGTCGTTATTCCAGGCTTTGAAGCTTTCATGAATTCTTCTACCCAGCGTGGCATTGAATATGCCGTTTTTAAAGGTAAGAAAAATATCGGTGAAAGCGAATTAACTGATAATTCAGGAAGTCTAGAAATTCGCATCGCCCCAATTATTACCGGCAGCAAACGCGGCGGAATTTTTCAAACGGTCTTAGGCGTTGCTTTAATTGCCGTAGCTGGATTTATGACGAGCGGCGCCGCAGTTGGCTTGTTAGGTTCTGCCGGCTTTGCCATTTCTGGCGCATGGGGTACCGCGGCGCTAGTCGGTGCGTCAATGGCAATCGGCGGCGTTATGCAGATGATAGCACCACAACCAACGGGCCTTTCAATGCGTGAGAGCCCAGATAATAAACCGTCTTACGCCTTCGGTGGGCCAGTGAATACCACGACGCAAGGCAATCCCGTTGGCGTCCTTTATACGCAAGACAATAACCGCGAAATAGGCGGTGCCATCGCTTCGGCAGGCATTTACGCTGAAGATCAGCAATAGCGTTAAAAGAATCAAATAGGCTGCCTACGGGCGGCCTTTTTTTATGCGAGGAATTATGCAATTAATCCAAGGTAACAAAGGCGGAGGCGGTAGTGGGCGCCAGCCTTCAGAATCACCAGACAGCCTACAGTCAGTTGCCCGCGCAAAGATTCTTTTAGCGCTTGCGGAGGGCGAGCTGGGCGGTACGTTGGACGGTAAGCATATCTATCTGGATGGAACGCCAATTATAAACGCAGACGGAAGCAATAATTTTCCGGGCGTTACATGGGAATATCGGCCAGGTACGCAGGCGCAGACCTATATCAAAGGGATCCCAAGTGTCGAAAATGAAATCACGATTAACACCGAATTAAAGCAGTCTCAACCATGGATCCGCACTATCAATAATACGCAGCTATCAGCCGTGCGCATTCGCCTTGGTTTTCCCGCGCTACAACAGCAAAAAGATAACGGTGATTTGATAGGTTATCGCGTGGAATATGAAATCGATTTGGCGATAGATGGCGGAGCCTATGAAACCGTTTTGAAAACTGCGGTAGATGGCAAAACGACGACGCTTTACGAGCGCAGCCATCGTATTAATCTACCTGCGGCTAATACCGGATGGCAAGTGCGCATTCGTCGCCTTACAGCTGATTCTACGAGTGCAAAAATCGCCAGCAAATCGACGATTGAAGCTATCGCAGAAGTGATCGACGCTAAATTACGTTATCCGAATACAGCTTTGTTATTCGTGGAGTTTGATTCCAAGCTTTTTTCCAATATCCCTAAAATTAGTTGCCGGCCAGATGGGCGCCTGATCCGTGTTCCGACTAACTACGATCCAAAGATGCGCATTTATTCCGGCAGTTGGGACGGAACCTTTAAATTTGCCGTAAGCAATAACCCTGCGTGGGTTCTCTTTGATTTGATCATTGAAAAGCGTTTCGGCCTTGGCCGTCGTTTGACTATCGAGCAAGTTGATAAGTGGGAACTCTACCGCATCGCGCAATATTGCGATCAGATGGTACCGGATGGCCGAGGCGGCGATGGTGTGGAGCCGCGCCATATGTGCGATGTTTATATTCAATCGCAAGCTGACGCCTTTACCGTATTGCGCGACGTGGCCGGCATCTTCCGTGGCATGACTTCATGGATGAATAATCAGCTTTCAGTTATTGCCGATATGCCGCGCGATGTATTCCGCAACTTTACCCATGCAAATATTGTGGGAAAAATTAATTATGTAGGCGGTAGCCAACGCAATCGCATTACCCAGGCGCTGATTAGTTGGTCAAATCCGGTAACGAATTATCAAGATGAAATCGAAGCCGTTTCAGATATGGCATTAATGCGGCGCTATAGCGTTAATCAGATTGAACTATCGGCCATTGGTTGTACGCGTCAAAGCGAAGCAAGGCGCAGTGGATTATGGGCCATTCTAACCAATAGCAAGGACGGTGCCGCCAGCTTCACGACGGGCTTAGAAGGCCAATTGCCTATGCCTGGCTATATTATTGGACTGCCGGATCAGCGCCGCTCGGGGCGCGTCTATAGCGGCCGTATTTCTTCGGTAAATGGTCGAAATATCAAGCTAGACCGCAAACCGGATGCCAAAGCCGGTGATCGCCTGCAAATCAACTTGCCTTCAGGCTCATTGCAGGCGCGCACGATAACCGCAATAAATGACGCCGTTGTAACAGTCTCAATCGCTTACACTGAAACGCCAGAGCCAGAAGCTATATGGGGTATAGAAGCTGATGATCTAGCTATTCAGCTTTATCGAGTTATCAGCATTGAAGATAACAACGACAATACTTTCAATATCTCATGCATTGAGCATGATCCAGACAAATATGCGCGCATCGATACTGGCGCAAAAATAGACGAGCGGCCGATCACGGTTATCCCGCCTGGTGTTCAGGCACCGCCGGCTAACATTCAAATCACTAGCCATTCAGTTATTAATCAAGGTATTGCAATAACCACGCTGCATGCTAGCTGGGATGCCACGGCTAACGCCGTTGCTTATGAAGCGGAATGGCGCAAGGACAATGGCAACTGGATCAGCATGCCGCGTTCTTCAGTTACTAGTTTTGATGTTGCGGGCATTTACGCTGGGCGGTACCTGGTGCGTGTTCGGGCGATCAATGCCAGTGATATATCATCCGCATGGGCCACATCGTTAGAAGTGCATTTAAAAGGCAAGGAAGGCGCACCGCCTAAGCCGTTAAACTTCAAAGCGGATCCCTTAGTCTTTGGCATTGCCTTATCATGGCTATTCCCTCAAGGCGCAGAAGATACCCTAAAAACGGAAATACAATATAACACCGCGCCAACGGAAGAAGGCGTGATGCTGTTATCTGATATTCCCTATCCCCAGCGCAGCTATCAGCAGATGGGGCTAAGTGCGGGCCAGTCATTTTTCTATCGTGCTCGATTGGTGGATAAATCGGGTAATCAGGGGGACTGGATTGATTGGGTTCTTGGTGAGTCGAGCACCGATGTTGAATGGATCGCAGATGAAGTTAAAAAAGGCATTGAGGAGTCCGATGCATTCAAGGAGATCGACAAAAACCTAGTCGATTCGAATGCTCAGCTTCAATCCGCAGCCGATGCTGCAATACAGAATGCGCTGGCAAATGATGCAGATGTGCGCCGCTGGATGGTGCAGAACGGCGACCGTAAGGCGGAAATAATCGAAACCCAGCAACTTGTCGCTGATGAAACAGAGGCAAGAGCAACGGCAGTTACTCAGTTAAAAACGCAGACGGATAAAACAAGCTCAGATTTAACAGAGTTCCGCGAAACCGTAGCAAAAGATAATGAAGCTACAGCGCAAAAGATTACCCAGCTCAATTCTAAAACTGATACTACTAATAGCAATATCACTGCCTTAGAAAAAACCGTTGCAGATAGTGATAAAGCCTTATCGGAAAAAATAACCGGCTTAACATCGACGGTCGGAGAAAACACGGCGGCTATTCAAGTTCGCGGCCAAACTATCTTTAACAAAGATGGAACGGGTAGTTCCGTTTACAGCATGGGTGCCGGTATCACGTATAAAGGGAAATATTATGCAGCCGGTTTGTCAATTGGGGCCGAAGTAAACGCGGCAGGGACGGTGAGCACACGTATTTTAGCCAGCGCTGATCAGTTCGCTGTGTTAAATCCGGCTACTAACGGGTATACATTGCCGTTCTTCGTGCAAGGTTCGCAAACCTTCATTGTTTCCGCGCTTATCCAAGATGCATCTATTACTAACGCGAAAATCGGTAGCTATATTCAGTCTAACAATTACGTTGCGGGCAAGGCTGGCTGGCGTATCGATAAGAATGGCGTGTTAGAAATGAACTCGGCGTTACCGGGCGGTGGTCGCTCCGTGTTTGATTCGAATGGTATGGCTGTGTATGACCAAAACGGTATAAAACGCTTTGCTGCGGGGTACAAACCATAATGGGAAGTTACGGTGTTTTTGCTTATAACGCTAAAGGCGTTGAAACGAGCGCCATCGATGGGCGCTCTTTTTTTCTTGATAGTATTGGCATTTCTGGAGCAAACGCCAATGGCAGTAAAAGTTACCCTAGCGTGAATCTCAATATCTATAAATTAACGTACGCAATATCAGGATCGGGAGGAAGTGCCGGCGCTTATATTCACGCCAAAATCAACGGTAATAAGATTACGTGGAATAGTGTCGTTCAGGATGCAAAATATATAACGGGATACATTTTTGTTTGTTTAGTGGAGATATAAAATGGCTTTCGTTGTTGAATTAAAAAACGCAAAAGGCCATACGATTTATGACACAAGTTTGCGTAATTTCTCACTAATTTCTCGACAGAGGGTTACCGTTCCCCCTCCTCAAAATGGCGGCGTTGAGATAACGATACCGAATCCGGAAACCACGATCCCTTTTGTACGCATTGAAGGAAATTACGAATCTAACGTTTGCTTGATCGGTGGGGTGGAAGGCAATAAGTTAGGCTTAACGCTAGCACCTCCTGCGTCTGGTTCGGCAGCGGTAACAAGCAAAATCGCCATTATTTATTTTATGGGGGTGGGGACAACCGGTATCGTTCCTGAATACGGCGCTGTTATTCGAAGCGCTTCTGGTGCCGTTGAATGGTCTTCGTTAGATAATCCCCTGTTTATTCGAACGATGGCGATTGCTGATGCTCACGCTACGCCGAATGCCAGCATGATAAGTGGACGACCTATTGCCGTTTGTCCTGCGATTACAGGAACCATACAGCGTAATGGTGGGGGCATTGCATTTAGCGTTGTCACTGGGTTTGCCAACGGGTTGCGTTCACAGGCATTTGGTAATTTCAGCGGTTCAGGTATTTGGTATTGGAGCACAATGGTATCACCAAGATTGGATTATCAGGTTTACATCGAAACTGATTACATGGACTAATTCTTACTAACCCGCTCCGGCGGGTTTTTTATTGGAGAAAATATTATGTCTTTATACGCGACAGGCACGATCACGGGCGCATTGAATGCAACCACTATTACCGGCGCCGGCACAAAGTGGAGCGATGCGAAGATCGGCATTACGAATGGCTCCGTGCTGTTTGTATCGTCTAATGCTGGGGTTGATGGCATCTATCAAGTTAAGCGTGTAATTAGCGATACGTCGATAGAGCTAGCCCAGCCAATATTCAAGGCTTTTAATGCCTCCAAATATTCGATCATGGTAGCCGAATCAGCGAGTACGGCAGCATGGTCTAATCAACTGGCGGCTACGCTTGGATACTATCAAGCGCAAATGGACGGCTGGCAGCAAATTATGACCGGAACGGGCGATATTGCACTTACTGCGCCGGATGGCACTAAAGTAACGATCAAAAGTTTTACTAAGCTATCAAATGATTTAGATAAAAAAGCCAATGCAGGTGCTAACAGCGATATTACAAGCATCTCCGGGCTAAAAACTGCACTCAGCATTGAGCAGGGCGGAACGGGGGCGAGTAATGCAAGTGATGCCAGAAAAAACATAGGCCTTTCAAAGGTTGCAGGCTGGGCTACAGAAACTTGGAATTTAGTTCCTCAATCTGAATTTGATTTTAGAACAATTGTTTCGCATGCAATTATGGATTCTTATCCAATGGGGATTACAGCTGGAATTCAAACCGGTAGTGTTGTAGGTGCATCATCTAATTACGTGAGTGCAATTAACGTTAGAGGTTGGACTGGAACTTCAGCACCGCAGGCAAGCGCGCAATGGTATGCAGGTCTTGGCTCTGCCGGAGTGGGGGTTAGAATACCCAAACGCTATGGTTCTACAGATAATTTTTATTATGAAAATGTGTTTTTTTACACAAAAGATAATACAACAAAAACATCAGACGGGACGTTAAAAGCCGCATCGCCAGTAATAAATATCTATCAGAATGGCTCATTTACCACCAATGATGAATCAGAAGGTGCACAAGTTGAGCGCATCAGTATTGGTGTTTATCGAATAACGAACGTTTTAGGTATGAATTCAGATGGAGCGTGGGGAGGGATTGACGGCGGCTTTGAAATCCCCAAAGATCGCAATGGTCAGCGTTTGCTTTGGCTTGATTATGAAGTCGATGCTGATGGTTCTATCTTGGTAAAAACTTATCACCGAACTTACCCAGAAGCTCCAGCATTTGCCAGAAACACCAAAGACGGATATGAAGAAAGCGATCCAATTGATATACCGTCTGACCAATTCCTTTCCGTTCGTGTAGAAATGCCACAGGATTCGATCTGGAATCTAGCTCAAAAAGCAGCGCAAGAAGAAATGGCACAAGGACAAATCGCAGAAAAGTAA